GAACATGAGAGCCGCCGGTATTCTCGCCCATTTACTACAATCCCATTCTTGAAGATATAATCGTAATGAGAGTTATCGTCCATCGAAACCGTGATGTATTCGGGAATCTCCATCATATCGTTAATCTTCTTCTGAATCTCACGGATTTTTTCGCCCTTTTCCGGACTTGCTTTTTGCCGCCTGTAAAAGTCCCTCTGTCTTATCAAGTCCTCCAGAACGTCGTGATCCACATTCCGCCCGGTAATGTCTCGGATCGTTCTTAAAAACTGAGAGTCAGATAACGCTATCATCTCGCCATGCCGCCGGGCTTCTTCCGACGTAATCACGACATTGTATCCTGACTCCTTTAATCTGGAAGACTTAAACTTATAAGTGTAAAAAGGTCTGTTCGTCAATATGTACCTCTTATTCCTCGATGTACTCTTCCCATTCGCGATGGAATTTCCGCCGGGATCTTTCTATAAAATCGTCGTTTTCTTCCTCATCGTCTGCAAACGTAAAGTATTCACAGACATCGCGTTCCTTATGCCGTTCGCAATCTTCTTGCCATAAGCATTTTTCGCAGTCCTTCTCTCTCATAGCTCATCCTTTCATTTTGCACCTCCATCCCGGTTGGTTTTTCTTCTAATGGATTCTTCTTTGATATTCTCAAGCGCTTTCTCCATCTCTTTCCTCGTACTGTCCGGCAACGTATCTAAAAACGTCTGCATTACAAGATACATCCCGGCGCAGGTCAGCGTCGCTTCCTCGCACTTCACGTCTGTCACAATAGACTTAATCAGAATGACAATTGCTACTACCAAATACGCGATAAAAAATCCAATCTGCATTTTATCTCCTTACCAAACCCGGATAGGGTCTTTGTTGTATAATCCTTCAAATTTTTTATTGTGAATATCCACCTGAATTGAAGCATGGAAGTGTCCAAAATACCACTTCTTAAAATCCAGTAGATACGAATAGAGCTCCAACCTATCCGTCAGAGCGTCCGTCGTAAAGGAATCATTTATCCTCTTGACGACGTTGCTCGGCGCAGTGTGAGTAAACACGTAATCCACGCGCCCGGCGGTCATGGCATTTTGAAGAGCTTCTTCGTACTCTTCTTCGGACGGCATTTCACGCGACCACCAACTCTTCCCTTCTTTCCGGTACATCTTATCGATTGAGTCAGCGCCGCCCATCGTAAATATCTTCCGTCCATCAATATCATAAATCTGTCCTCTCATCAAGTGAATTATAGAATCTGTAACTTTATGTACTTTCCCGCCACACCACTCATCTACAGGCATAGCATCAAGCGTGTCATGATTCTCGTGGTTTCCGTCGATAAACAGCGTCGTCCACGGTTTGGAATCATACCACTTCTGAACGTACCTGTCTCCCACTCCACAATCCCAGACTCCGCCAAAGTCACCACAGACAAGCACGTAATCAGACTTCTTTAACTTCTTACCAACTTTAAATCGGTGCGCCGCCAATTTGCTCCAGTCAATATCGGCGTGGGTATCACCGCATACATACAAGCTCATTTTTTCTTCTCCTTTATCGAAAGCCATGCGGAACTGACCGCGATACAAACTATCATGGATAGCAACCAGCAAACGCCGACCATTGTCCATAAGTATGCCGTCATACTTTTGCGTCCTCCTTCCATTTTACGGTAAAATCTTTCAGTACCCCCATGTTACTACTCTTAACATCGAAGTCGATACAATTAGTCATTACGCGCACTCCCCTCCGTTCTCCTGCTCAATAATCGGCAGATGCCCATCCGACTTCATTAGCTCGTAAATAAACAGCCGCCCCTTTTGTGTCCAATAAGTATGAACCTTTACATGATTCTCTCCGCCATCGTCATACTTGAACGTCTTCGTGCTTGTGTACCCTCTCTCCGCATAAGTCTGATACAACAGCCAGATGTCGCCTTGCCTATACTGGACACCTTTTTCGTGGAGATAGTTATTCATCCACCGCGCCGACTTACCATAGTCTTTTGCAATTGCCGTAATGGAAATCAAATCCTCGCACTGGAGAACCACATCGTAATATGTAGCTTTCGGCTGAAGCTCCGCGATCTGTTGACTCTGGACGCCGACCGTCTGTTCAAGCTGCCTGTTCTTCTCGTTGACTTCTCGAACGGTTGCAAGCGTCGCCCGGAGCATAGCTTTTGTGGATTCCTCTACCTGAGAAAAATACGTCTCAATAAAAAGCTCGTCATTGCTTACGTAACCGCCAGTCTTGCGGATAGTGGGAATAACATCGTCAAAAATCCAGTTTTGGAATTTCTCCGCATCTTCTAATTTACTTCCAAAAATCAGCCTGTAAACGTCACTTTCTGGGATAAAATTAGTCTCAAGATTCTTCTCTGGACTTTGCGGATGAGGTACCTCGCGTTTCACGATACACCTACAGTGACGCTTTAATGCGTCTGTAGTATTTGAGTATCCTAACGCTTGCGCGACATCTGTTCCGCAGAACAACACTTTATCTTCCCCTTCAATCAGAGTTCTTACCTTACCAAATTCTTCATTCTCAAAAATCTTTACTTCGTTCATTCGTTACCCTTTTTCAAAATCCTTTCAATTTCTTTTAAGAGATTATTTATCTCCGCTCTGTCCCGCCAGTCAACTTCCTCATCTCACGCCACCAAATCCTTCAACTCCTTTATCACATCCGACACGCGGGCATAATGCTTGTACCGTCGATACACAATGCAGTCATCGCCCACCAGTATCTCCAGCGACGTCCCCGGCAGCCATCAGAATCTCTGGCATATATCCTTTGGAATCAAGACGCGTCCGATGTCATCGACTTTGCGGATGATAGAAACTCCATCTTTCATAGGCACACCCCTTTTTATAGGTAGTATGCCCGACGCGGTCAGCTCAATCCGCACCACATTCTTCCGGCGGGAAAATTTTTGCCCAGTAGAAAACACGCAGCCCGTCATATGTATCTCGAAAACTTCCGTCCTGTCCGGCGAAATCCGTTGAGTAAAACCATCCACCTTTCGGATTCCTATAGGCAATCAGGCAAAGCCCGGTCGGTTTATGCTTCGGATCGTTCACCGAATACCATCTCATTTGTTCGCTCATCCCACTCTCTCCTCGAACGCGATACGATACGCTTCTTTGTCTGCGTATAAATCGCGAAGTGCGCCCGGATATGTACCTTCTGCAACCTTGGTTCTGTATTTGCCATCCCGCATAACATACGCTTTGTAAAGGTAATCTGTTGTGTAATTCCGCTCCCGGACGTGTCTCAAGTTTCTCTGAATAAGTGCTTCTACCTGTGTCATTTCTTTCTCCTTTTTTATTCAATACCAATATTTCTACGAAACTCTTCCGTAGTAATCCTACCCATCTCAAAATCGATATAATCCGCAAGATGATCTCCCCATCCAATGGACGGAGTGTCACAAAGACACCTACGGATTTTTCTTATAGCCTCCGCCGGATCTATGTGCTCTTTCGATACATCTACACAAACCTCTCCAATTCTGGACTTACAGCGATAAAACTGTTCTACTAAATAAACAAGCTGTTCCTTAGTCAACTGGTTTAACGATTCTTTCACAAGGTCATCCATGCGCACACCTCATCCTTCACACATCGCGAGATCTTCCGTGAATACGAATCTATCTTTTGTAAAATGCCCGAGCCCGACGCATCTCCCTTTATAAAAGACCAGTCTGCAAGGGACATCTTTGATCTCGGATAAGTCCACCCCGTCTTCTTTTGATAAATCGAATAATTTGATAAATGCCTGAATCACATACCCAAGGTTTTTGGTGTTATTATAGCTGGACATAGGCGTTACGTTATCGCACCAAACGACGAAACAAACCACATTCCCAAGATGGGCAATCACTCTGGCATCCACGCTTCTGATGATGTCGTTTTCAATCTCGCATCCAAGATCCTCAACTTCCCGCCGCGTTTTTATAATTTCTTCAAATCTCATATCTCACCTCCAAATCGATCGGGATGCTTTTCATACGGGAATTCTATTTTTATAGGCTCTGAATGTCCATACACACTGGTTTTTAACTCGTGCATGTTAATACGAAACCAATCGCAAAACCAATGCCCGTTATAGCATTTTAAGTCGCTCGTAAAATCCACGTCATAAGTTGCTTTGACACTCTCCGCCCAGCTTCTTGCAATTTCCTCCTCTGTGTTCCCCAAAGCCACACCGTAATACATCCACGAACTCCAGCCCTCGCTACCCTGTTCACAATCGTTAAGTAAATAACACAGCCACTCTTTCTTTCTATCCATTATCTCACCACCACATTTCATCGAATACGACCGCCCAGATTTTCACGACGTCGTCCATCTTCTTCCGCTTTTCTTCCTCTAAGTAACAATCTCCGTACCCGCCGGTTAGAGCGATTTCGCATCCCTCGATCATCTTGTTTATAATCTCCAACTGTGTATACACCTCACCATCGAACTCGTATTTATGGAATTCAAGGTCAATGCAATTTACTTCTAAGAACACCTTTAGCCGCTCGTACAGCCAAGCGAAGAACATAAAATTCATGTTCCATGTCTCGTAGTCAGCGAATCCCCAGTCTTTGATTTGCTGCTTCCACCTCTGCTGCCGGGGATCTGTTTCGCTCAGTCCCTCGATAGCCTCATCCGGAAGTCCAATCTCGTTCAGATATTTACGTGCCATCTTTACACCCTCTCGTAAGTGACTTCCGTCCGCGTCACAACTTTCTCCACTCTTTTCACTCTATACGGCTGGTCAAGGTACTCGCTCTCTACGCGCTCGGTCAGCCCCCTCATCCAGTCGATGCCCCACAGCTCTCCGTCGAGGTCAATTACTGTAAACATTTCTCGATGCCAACGATGTTCTTCACCTTCCATTTCATACACTTGATGGCTTTTCCAAACAATCGTTCTGATTTCATACTCGTCAAGTTCCTCACCGCGCCGCAGCTTGGCTACGATTTCATCATAGGTAAGTTCTTCCATTTACTCAATTCCTCCGTATAATTTTCTTATTCTTGCATTCGCGTCGTTGACTTCCGGCGCGTAGACCTTCTCGCCGCAGTTGATGCAGTGAGTCACACGATTCATTAGCCCGCCGCCTTATCCTTTAAGAACAGATTCACGAAGTACTGCTGCCCAGCCCCCGTAATCTTCGTTGTTTTGGAAACGTGAACGCAGTTGTCCGGCGTCACATATGTACTCTCTTTAATCTCAAACAGCCCGCGCTCCATCGACTTCTGCGTCGGAAGATTGTAGCTCTCTCCGGACTTCATTAAATAGTCGTTATTCCGCAGCCACTCGAACAGTCTGTTCTGCCCGATGGACACTCCGTTCTGACGTAACAGCTTTGCAAGCTCACCGACCATGATAGAAGTCTTCGACGCTTTAACAGCATCCGCGAATAAGACCTTGGGTTTTGCTTCTTCTATCTGTGCATTTGCTTCTTCGATTCGTGCGTTTGCCGCATCAAGTTGCCCGGATAGAATTTCAAGCTGTTTGTTAGCGTAAATCAGTGAACGCGCCATCACCATTTGCGGGTCGTTCCACTTGCGCTCGATTTCAAGGAAGTATTCTCTATACCTCCGCCCCGCATCTGTGCGCTGAATCATGCAGATTTGCTTCGCCATTTCGATAGTCATCTGGTAGTCGGTTACGGTACGTTTCACCTCTCGATCGCCCTCCATCTCAAGGCGGTCAAAAATGACCGGGTTGAAATCCACTCCTTCTACAAATCCATATTCACACATTCTCGGAAACCAGTGCCTATATTCCGTCTTTATCTCCAATTTCTCGTGAAGCTCTCTTCCTGACACAGTCGCCCGGTCATTATCGTATGTCACCTTAATCAGCTCGTTCATTAAAAAACTCCTTTAAACTCTCGTTTATAATAATCCCTCTCCGACAATACGCTTCTCGCCACGGGGTTTGTCTATGCACAATATCTGTCAGCCCGGCGGCGGAATACTTCGAGCACTCGTCGATGACCCCGTCCGCTAACTTTTTATCTCTCCGGTTAAATGGGCAGAAGCCATCGTCCCGTAGCAGAGGAATGGCAGCCCCGCCGTATATCCTGTAGCGGTAATACACTACAGGAACGACGGGACCAAAATCCCACGCCTCGATTTGCTCCGCAAAGCACGGCATATTTTGTACGACCAAGAACTCTGCCTGAATAAAGTAGAGGACTTTCTGTAGCTTCAGGTTGCTTATCGCACCCGCTAGGTTGCTTCTGGCGATCACATACCGCGCTACGTCAAGAACAGAGTACATATCAGCCAGCATCGTCCATTCTAAAATTTGCAAGCATACTTACGCGATTAGCATACTCACTCCTGAGAACAAACCTCTGTCGCTCCAGATAATCAATCGCTTCATCCACCGGGACTTTATACCATTCTCCAAAAGTTCTGTAATCCGCAAAATGGGAGTGAACATCGCTCTCAATGCTATAGGCATTACTGCATACTACTGACTGATACAGCAACTCAAGCTCCACTCCAGCTCCGGTCTGCAACTGTTGTAATCTCTTCTGGACGTCCTGCGCAACTCCAATCTTTACGGTATCGTTCAGCGGATTTTTGATGATATACACGAACTGTCGGTTGCTATTATTCTGAGGCAATACGGATTCAAGAACCCGCGCCTTATACATCTCGGCGATCTTCTCCTCCATTTTTGCAAACGCATTTATGTATTGGATTTTAAAGACGTCGGCTTGTACGCCAGTCATGCTCAAAGCAATGAAGCTAAACCCTTGTTTGTCCAGCTCGTACTGCCTATGAGCTTGACCATCTTCGGCAATATATTGAGTCTCGCGAATATGCGCGGCGCAAAATTGCGCCACGTTTTCATCAATGGACGCCATTTTATTATCAATCATTCTCAGTATATCCTTATGGTTCTTCTTAAACTTTTTAGAAATCATCGCGCTCGTAGTCATTGGGACACCGTTTTTTGTATACACTAATCCCTCAATTTCGCCGCAATACTCAATGGATTCCAGTGCTTTAGCCGACTCAACTACCGTAGGAAGCATCTCGTCAAATAACCAATGCTCAAACTCCTCTGCGGCTTCCATCTTGCTACGGGCAATTAGCCGATAAACATCACCTTCTGGAATGAACGTCATGTCAATTGTCTTGTTTTTGCTCTGCGGGTGGGGTACTGAACGAATCGTTAGGTACCTGCAATGATCGCGAGTTGCCTTTTGCGGATTGCTGTATTCCAACGCCCGGGCGACGTCCGTTCCGCAGAACAGAACTCCATCGTCCTCTATCAAAACCCGCACCTCTCCAAACTTCTGATTTACCAAAGACTTCACCAAGTCAAATCTATCCATATCATCCTTCCTTTCTATCCTTTAAAGGCAAATTTCATACATATGTTTGCGCTGGTGTTTCGTGTCTCTCAGTTATCCGCAATCAATCGCACCACCTCTTCTCTGTTCTCCCCATCAAGCTACGACCGCCGCGACCTGATCTGCGTGACCTACAATGTCTTCCACATCTACCGCGCATCTCCGGCACATCGCAATCGCAACGGATACCCCGGCGATAACCTCTTCTTCCGTCAGCGTGTTCAGCTTGCTACCGGACTTGCTCCGCCCAGCAACGCTGATTCCTTCCTTGTAAAGCAGCTCCTTATAAAACGCCCTCCACGCTCCCGCAAAATCGTTGTCCATATGTACCGCAGCGTATTTCCGGATCAATGCGTTCAGTAACGCGCGGGAATCCCACATCGTAATGTCACCAACAAGCGCACTGTTCTCCGCCTTTAGAGAAGAAACGGAAGACTCAAGCTCAGCAACCTTCGCTTCGGCAGTGTCCGCCCGTGCTTTTTCGTCGAGCATCCGCTGCGCCATCATCACGATCATATCCGGGTTGTTTATCATCTGTTGAAGTGTGTTCTCCGTCGCGTACATCCCGTCCTTTCTAATAGAAGGAAGGACTTCAGATGTTACCCAGTGCTTGAATCGTTTCGCCCCTTCCAGCTTGCTGCTAAACACCAATGAATACACACCAGACTCATTGATTAGCGCGGTTTTCGTTTGACCGATAGGCATATTCCCATTTTGGGAATCCGCTATATCAACCATTCTAAATGTCTTGTCATCGTCATCAACGTGTGTCATCACGGCTTTACTTGCATTGGAGTACCCCAATGATTCTGCCACGTCTTTCCCGACGAACCACGGTTCTCCATCAATCATAATCGTTCTCACCTTTCCGAATTCCGCATTCTCAAATACAGTCATCGCCCCCGCGTTACTTACTTCCATCTCCATCTTGCCCTCCATTTTAATCTCATTATCCTGCCCCTCCGGGCTTCCATCGGGCTCCTGCTCCGGTTCCACTTCAACCATACCCCCGGCCAACCATTCGGCAAACCGTTTCTCGAATTTTTCCGCGCCCGGCTTTCTCGTTCGTTTAAGAAGCTCATAGACACCAGCCTCGTTCAAAAACTGCTTCTCTGCCGCGCCTTTGCTGCTGAACAGAAGTTTTCTCTTATGCTCCGGCGAGATCGATCTCATAGCTACCGTGCAGTTTGAAATCCCCACCCTTTTACAAATATCCGCCGCCATATACCAAGTCTGCTCGTTCATTTTCACTCTGCGAATCTCTCTCATTTTGTCCTCCGTTTTCGGATTTGTATACATAATTGTACATAAAACATTGATATGGTGTGTTTAAACCTCGGATTGCTCCGAGACTTGCCCTTCATCGAGCGTAACCGACTTCCGCGCAGGAACCGGCCGCCCTTTGTTGTACTGGTTCTTCCACTTCTTTCGCCCGGCAAACTCTCTTCCGTGCCCGCCGTCCTTCAGATTCTCAAGCCACTCTTTCAGAATCCGCCGCATACGGGATGATGGAACGTATAGCGTAATGTCTCGCCCGGAGCGCACAGCCGACCGCCAGACCCACTGCACCATCTCGGACAGCGCGTACCCATCCGAGTCGAGATAGCAATGTCTGGACTCGAAGTACCGCTTCACAGCGGGATTGAGGAAGATGTTGACGCAGTAGGCGACGAACCATCGGTCGCAATACTCGTTGCTGGCGCGGGCGTTGCACGGAACAAACCCGCTCTTATAGCCATGAGTGTCGATTTTATCTACCGACTCCTTGAAGACCGTCCACATAGCATCAGAGCATTTTGCTCCTTCTTGCGTAGCCGCCCAGCGAATGTTGTTGCCTATCTGCTTCAGGAGCCCGTTCGTTTTTCGCTTCCGCTCGTACCAACTGACGCACAGCGCGTTCTCGTCCTCGCCGATAGAGTTCATACGCTCATCGTCTATGATATGTATGTGGTCGATGATCTCTGCCGCATACGGAGGATCCACAATCTCGTCCGTAAAAACGTACCCGGCGGAGGTCTTTTCTACGCCTATAAAGGAATAATCCAAACCCATGATATCGAACAGCGCTCGCTGCATCTGGAACGGGAACAGGTATGTAAGAAGCGTCACGCTTTCAAAGCTCGTGTACTCCTCGCCGGAGAGCTTCCTATAGAAGTAACCCTCGTTATAGATCATCGGATCTCCGGACAGCGCAGATTTCATAAACGAGTACATCCGCCCGTTGTAGTCCTTCTCCACCCATTTCACTTCCCCGTCCTCGTCTATGTCAATCAACCCCGCCCGGAGGCAGATATCGAAGTCATCTTCGCAGAATTCTATCCCCCCGGTCATCTTGAGTCCAGTCTCGTAAATGCACTCGTCCAGCACAAGGTGGTAGTGATTCTTCCGGACAAGCTGTAGCGCGTCGGCGTCTAGTGTGCCGAAGAGGTTGTGTGTAGTGGCAATGTTCTCCCCGGCGGCGAGCAAGTCCTTTAGACCGAACAGCTTGCGTTGCTTCTTCCGCGCCGGTTCCTTGAAGTCCTTCCGCTGGCAGGATGTCTTGATACGCTCGACCTCCGATAGATACGGAGTGACGAATACGAACTTCGTCTCGTCCGGCGAGTCGTTCATCCACTTGATGGCAGCCTCCGTCTTCCCGCTGCCCATGATCGCGTCACAAATTCTGATTCCTTTAGCCTCCAAATTCTGTCCTTTCTCCGCCCGTTTTTGGCGGTCAAAAATACCCAATGGAAGGATTGCTCCCATTAAAATTTTTAGCACTCCCTTTTCCCTTTACGCTGGCTGGAAAAAATCGTATCGTGCTTAAATGCGTACTTAGTCGTATGAGCAGCTACATACACAAGGAGGGAACTCCTCGCATGTAACTAACGGGGGAGGCTCGTCGTTCCTCCCTATTTATGTATGTATCTGCCCCACTGGCAGGTGCCCTTGATTACTACTATGACGATGGCTTTCTCTCCGTCCGGGATTTCGACTTTCCGATAATGCTGACGCATCGGAAACTCTCATGCCGGACTCAAGCCATCTTCGCCAGATTGCAGTGACTTGCACATTTTATGCTCGGAAATCTACCTGCGATTTCCTGCGCTGATATGTTACCGTAAATGTTTTTCAGAAGTCCTATAGCAAAAGCTATAGCCCTTCTTCAAATCCATTTACGGATTATCAATTCGCTTACGCGAGGATTTTTCGCTACGTTAATTCTACCACACTCATCCTCATTTGTCAATATTTTTGTACAATTGCATTTGTTAATTCTTTATGAACACAACTTTCCCAATAAAGAAAAGCTGAGCTTCAAATAAAGAGCTATACTTTATCTTATTGGAATCTCTGTAGTAATGTAATTTTTCGATAGAAGACCATATGTTCAAGTCTTCTATCTCAAAATTTCTAATTAGAGCTTCCTATAGCAAGAAATTTCCTATAAAAGAAACTCTGATTACAGCTAAACTTCAAATCTTCAGATCACTTTATTGCCTTTAAAATCGAAATCTTACGTTTATATTGTACCCGGCGGGACGCCAGATTTCTATATTAAGATCGGGGTTCTTGCCCTTTCCCCCGAAGGGCAAACCCCTCTATATAATTGTAAAGGCGTCCCTTTGTTTTGCTGTATCGTTAGTATCTTATAGATAAAGCAATACTTAAAACAGAGAGCAATACTATATCGTTAGTAACTAGCGATACAGTTTAGCTAAGGATTTTAAGTCTGACTGTAAATACAGTACACCTCCGGTAAGGACTTATATTTTCTTTTTCTCTTCTCTTCTATTAGATCGTTCGTTCTCTTCTCTATTTTAAGTGTATCTATATCGTTAGCATCCTGTAGATAAAGTAAAGCTGAAGACGGTAAGTCATACTATAGTATTAGTAACTAGAGATATAGTAATACTGAAAATCTTAACCTTCACTATATCTACAGTAACTGAAATCTAACTTCTATTTTTCTTCTATAACCATTTACTTATCATTTTTCTTTTTTCTATAAGCCAATAAAAAACAAAAAATCCTGAAAGCAAAACTACAGATTTCAGGAAAAATTTTGAGCTATAGGAATTTAAATGCAATATATTTATTATACCTTTAAGAAATGAAAAGCAGCCCGGCGGGCGGAATGTTTTATTCATTCTATTTGGCTATTATTTTTATTATATTCATTCCTTTTTTAAATCTATTCAACTTTTTTAACTATTTTAAAATTCTTCAGTTGATTTTAATTTTGGGACATCCTCTGCTATAAATAGCTGTTTTTTATGTAATCGAATGCAAAAAAATCGGATAATGCTGATATGTAAGGAATATGTAGAAAAAATGGGGTATTCATTAAATGGGGAAATGCAACTTTTGAGTAGGAAAAATGGGAGTGGGGGATAAAAAGAGGAAATTTTAGGTCAGACCGAGAAGGAACAGCTATCATAAACGTCCCGGCATATCAAACCATTGTCCTATGTAAACCATGCCCATATGGGCTTGTATGAGCCTCTGTGGGCTGTCAAGCCCAAATACGTCATATCCCTATGGCGTTATCTTTAGGTTCTGTCCGTGATTTTCCATATTTTGGTATATATGGTATACATTTTCTTTCGATACTATATTTATCGATATACTGTATATCGAAATTGGGAAAAATTGGATACTGAAGCAAAATTTCTTATTGATAATCATTCTCAATAAGTAATAGTTATCATTATCCCCTTCTTCCTCCCGTTCCTTTTTCCTTTTTCTTCCATTCCCATATTTTCCCATTCCCACTACATCTTTCCGTTTTTGCAATTGCAACGATTTATTTCCTATATTTATCTAATGTTATTCTTTATTTCAAGTTTCGGATCCCGGCGGGAAAACTATGCGTTCATTTGACTGTATGATACGTTTGTTTGAAACTATTTTGCGTTCATTGTTTAGTTTCGGGATTTGGCTTTACAAAGCTCCCACCTATCAAGAACATTTGTTTGAAAAATCCCTACATTATATAAAGGAAAAAGCCATTTTTTGATTCATAGACCGGGAACGAACGTTCTTTTCGTGTTTACAATTCGTTTACATATCGTTTACATCTTGTTAATTGACACTTAGGCTTAAGTGTGGTATACTTATGGCACAACGAACGACAGGGACGGCAACGACAACGACCGTCCGGAAAGAGGTGCTACGAATTGTCCGGGACACTTTCCCGGCGAACCCCGCACGAAACGCGCGGCGCGGTGAGACGCGAAAAAATCGGTATTGTAGCAAAGTCGCGGACAACACAGACACCGCGCCACTTGCAAGTGGGAGACTCCCCGCAAACTCCCGCACATGGAAACTCCCCGGCGGATTGACATGTTAACGGTAGACTGCCTACGGCTTGTAGTAGTCAATCGCCCACACCGGGAAAGTCCATAGCTTGTGTGCTCTTTGACAATCCGGGAACGATTTGTGAACCCGGAAACATACACTTTGACGGCGAAAGCCTTGACAGATCCTCTATAGCATGGTATAATATAGCTGTAGCTATACATATATGTAATGGAGGTATGGCAATGGCATTTGACAAAGTGAGATATGATAGAGAATATGCAAAGGCAAATTATCATATCATACGAGTCAATATCCCGAAAGATAAGCTAAAAACTGTAAAAGAGGTATCCGAAAACAAAGGCAAGAGCATTTCATCATTATTTGTTGAAGCTTTCGAAACTCTTTACAAAGTAAATCTTTCCCGGGACTGAAAAAATCAAAATGCGGTTTGAGTCCGCTTTTGATTTGTACACTTAAGCCTAAGTGTGCTACATAAAAAATCGCCGTTTCCGTTCGCGTTTCGTCCCGATAGCGTATACTCAAGGGTTAAACTATCACTGTCTTGCAGTCTCAAGGGAATGCAAGAGTTAGGACGGCACAAAAGCGGAGTGTATGCAACAATCCCATTGCACAGGCTGTAAAAGGGATATATGCCATAGCTATACCCATATCGCATGAAAAACGTCCGTGTGGAAGTCTCCAGACAAAAGGCGCACGGCAAAAAGTGATTGACGATATGGCAGGGCTATCGCTGACTTCCCCGGCGGTATAGAGTCAGTCAGAGTGACACGCAAGCTATACCTGTAGCCCTACGGCTGGTGAAAAGAAGTCGATGTTAAGTGATAGTATCGGAAACAAGGTGTCGGAGTGTCGAATTGTGGAAGTGCTGGTGAACTGTCTGTGATAGCCCAAAAGGTGAAGTGTGGGACGGCTACTTTTGTAGCCTATAAAAGAGCGGATAAAAAATTTTCAGACCGTCACGGTCTTTTTTCTTTGTCCTCCGTTTTATGGGCTATAACCATAATCAAATTTTTATATTAAAGGAGTACCACCATGGAAAACCTTGCTATCACTAACGCAATTCAGAACGCGCAGACTAACGCTAACGAGAACCCGACTTTTGATGAAGTCCTCTCCGCAAAGAAGACTGTTGTCGAATCCGCTATTTCCGCATTCAACGCGTCTGCAAAACCCGCAACGGAGTATATCCGTATCAAGAATCTGTGTGCAGATCTTGACACATTCGTTCGCGACACGCGACTCAAAGGTTTCGAAAAGGTGTTCCATACCCTTGACAGAGCTACGTTCATGAAACTTTTCTTGAACGAACGCACGTATACCGGATACCGTATCGCACAGAACCCAAAATCCGGCGAATTGTCTCTCAAAGAAGCCGACCGCGCTATCACGGAAAAAACCATGCGCACATTCCTAAACAAAAAGGACGAAAATTCCGTTGCCACAATGACTACCTATGAAATCGCGGCGAACGCTACGTTCTGGAAGCACCTGCCCATGTTTTATGATAATATGTTGCGGTTTTTCGCGGAAAACGTCGGTACACTTGCGCCCAAAATGAATGAGGACGCGATGAAGCAGTATTCGAAAGAATACCGCGAAAAAGAGGGCTATCCTGTCGCAACCTCTCTCACAAAACTTGCGGAGCAGTTGAATGCCCTTGTAAAGGAATTTTTGCCGGAGGGACTGGAAATCAAGCTCAATAGTTTTGACGTAAAGGCACTTTCTATCGCTCTGTCGAAAGCGAAACGGATGAAGTTTGATATGAGCAATTCGGACGTTCTTCTTGACAACATTCTGTTCGTTCTTGAAATGAGGATGAATGGGAAAAAGTACGAAATCACTTCTCGTGACAGAAACTACAAGGAAAGCAAATAATCCGCCGGAATTGGTGGATTTTTTCTTATAGGAGGAAGTTATGAATACCTACGAAATCACTTTCACTCGTCCCGAATGGAACGGCACATACTCCGCGAATCTCGTAAAGGCACAGAGCGAACGACAGGCTATCGCCTACTACACCTCCGAGGGCTACACCGTCGCGGGCTGCTGTGAACCCGTGTGCAGACCGAAACCCGGTCAGCCCATCGTTACCATTCCCGCAGACTGGACGGAGGTGCAGCTATGACAAAACTGACTCAACGCGAAATCCGCGAAATGATTCGCAACGGCGCAGCTGAGGACTGCACCAATGCGCCCTTGGAGACTGCTTATGCCTTGAACCATCTTAACAAAGTAGCCTACTCTGCGGGCAAGTACGGAATCAACGGCGGAGTAGCCCACGATCCAAAGACGGGCAAGCTGTACGCAATCGTCGGCAGATGTACGAACCTGTTTATTATCTTCTGATGGAGGCATTATGTACGCAAATTTCCGTAGCTCCGTCTTCCTATAGGCAGAGCCAAATCCCCTGATGAGTCTCGGAGGATTGAGACGAAACGCGCACTTTTCGTTGCGCGTCGGGACAAACCCAAAATTTTAACGGGCGAACTATGCCCAAAAGGAGTAAACTATGACTAAGTTTATCAACGATTCCCGTACCGTGTCCGTCGCTCTTTGTGCCGGGCGTCACGCTATGCCGGAGGGCGTAGTAGGCTCTGTTTTCCCCGAAACGCTCAACCCGACGGACGTTGACGGGATGAAAGCTGTTGCAGAGGCTTTTATCCTTGCCAACGATGACAAGGCGATTAACCTTGTCGTTACCGGACTGACCGTTGCGGCAATGGCTGTCGTAAAGGCAGCACTTGACCTGATCCACGCGTCGAAGGTTTATGTGTCCCTCACTCTGTGGCACTATGACCGCGACACAGGCGACTACTATCCGCAGGAGATGCTCCGGTTCCCGGACGTCTGTCCCCACTGCGGACACGTGTCCTACGGGGAGTATTTCTGCTCCCATTGCCAGTGCTGACGAGAGGAGGACGGAAAAATGCTAAAACTTTTGTCCCATCTCTGCGCATATCGTCTTGCGAGGTGCAAGCCCGGGAAGCACCATTACCAGAATGTTGAATGCGGGAACGTCCTCCCCGGTCTGATTGACGTCTTGGAAGACTACATCACCAACCGTCGGAATTACGGAATCCGCTCCACGTATCGCAGAGGGAATTTTTAACCAAAAAAGACCGCCGAAGCGGTCAAGTTCGGGGACTCTCGTCCGCTCTCACGAGCTTTCAATCCAACGTAGAATCATCGCGATCCTACGGCGCGCCGAGTCTAAGAATTAGACATTAATCTACAATAGTAGAAATTGGAAGCGGCGCACGGGATTCCCGCAATCATAGTATACCGCACCCCGCCCGAATTGTCAACCCTTTTTGCAATTTTGGCGGAATTTTTATATCCAAAAGGAGGACAAAACCATGCGAATCGGCGAAATTAAAACTGTCACAAGAGACTATCGAACCACCAAAGGTAACTTGTACCAGATCGTCAGCGTTGAGATGCTGGACATCCCGGAGGATATGCAATCCTTTTATAAGCCTGTGATGTACGGCACAATCAACCACTCGTACATCGACGGAAACGGCAGGCTGAATCGGATTCTGAATCTCGCGCAAATCTGCATCCGCGACACGATCTCACACGCTATTGAAGCACGGGAAGACGTAGAAACGTGTGACGGAATGACGATTGAGGAAATTGCCGCTTACTACGCAGAAAAGCTGAAATAATCGCAGAGTGAGCCGGGAATCCCCGGCGTAATGCGGGAAATCCGGTCACAACCCCGGAACGCTATTTTTTTAGGAGGTATAATATGCTAAAACTCAGAATCACCGCCGAAAACAGAGTCAATCTCACATGGGGCGAAAAATACCCCATCTTTGAAGAACCCATCGAATCCGCAGAAGCCTTTGACGAATGGGTAAAATCTGACGGAATCCAGAATTATCTCCGCGAATCCATGGAGGAACTGGAACTCTGCACTCCGTCGGAGCTTGAATCCATCTATGACGGAGAATTTGACACGTATTACTCCGTCTGTCTTGTCGAACCCGGTGAAGCCGGAAGCGAAAAAATCCTGCGGGAAATCAACTTCTTTGAGTCCGATTTGGCGCGGATTCTTTTTGTCACGCACGACCCCATCACAGCAATCGTGCGGTAATTGACGGAAATTGAAAATCCGTACATCTATTATATCACAGAGCCGCCGGAATGTCAATTCATTACGACGGATTTTTCTTTATTGGAGGTGTGAACATGCTCTATACCGTAATCTCCTATAACCCCAAAACGGGGAACGTAGACCAGTGGACTTATACCGTGGGCGATTATGCCTACGAGATGAGAAACGCCCTGAAGCTTGCCGGGCGGAACGCAATCGTGAAAGCGAGGAGGATTTTTTGATGGAAATCAGAAAGTACAGCACATACAAAGACTCACGATTCTACCTTGAGTCTATCGGCAAAAACTATTCGACTATCTTTGACAAGCTCATCCGTTTGACGGCGAAATTGACGGAAGCCTACGCCGGAGACATCTACTATGAACTCAGCGAAATCGAAAAACTTGTCGAGCGGAGCCAACCGTTTGACTGGATTCTCTGTTTTCGTGAGTACGGTGTGAACTCCTATTGGCGGGAAACTGTTGAAGAATGTGCCCTTTACAAACTATCTGCGATTGGAGAGTCCATCCAAACATGGGAGCTGACCTACACGCCGGATCTCGAATCTGAAGCAAACCCAATGGACAAATTAACACTCGTCAGAGTGACCATAAGATAAAGGAGAAAACCATGAACACACTCGAAATGCTCACCCGCGAAAACAAAAAGCTGGAGCGCGAAATCGAACAGCTTGAATTCTCGAACGCCATCCTTTCGCGGCTGTTCTACTACGCCGTAAAAAAACTCGGCAAGTACTCCGTCCCTTTCCGCTATGAGCCGCAGGACGGCAAAATCGACTTCCGCAAAATCGGCGACATTGTCGAGGTCATCTTCTCCGCCGTTGATGAAGAATCCAAAACCGGCGACCCCGACCTTGACGAAATTTTCTCCGCGAAAAACACCCGGAGATTTTATTGAAGGAGGAACACTATGGAAATCCTGACGAAAAACGAACACGCTGTAATTCTCCAAAACATGGAGAAACTTTTATCGGAGTATAACTACGCCTACTCCGAGAGCGCGCTGAATACCATTATCGACACATGGGCGGAGCAGAAGCAGGATCTTCTCTCCGCCTTTAAGCGTCATCCGAACTACGTCGAGAATGAATTTTGCATCGCGTTTAGTTCGGATTATGAGAGGACACTGGATTCTGGAGAATCTTGCAGATTCTCGAATTGGATCAGAAATAGCATCATGGATGTTTACGACAATTTGCCGGAGAACATCGCGGAATACAGATCTACCTCCGAGACGATACCATGGCCGATGTATAATATCATAACCGCTCTGAGTGCTTACGCTGCCCGAACACTATCTGAGGTTGCGGTATCGGATTTTTCCGACGCGTTTCCCATGCTGCATTTCCATAAAGGAGAAAAGACCTCTCGTGCGGTGAACCGCATATGCGATTATCTCGGCTACACGAAACTTCCGGAATATAACCAGAAGTTCGCTAAGTACGCCGACTCTCTGAGCCCGCTCGTGATCAAGCGGCATACCGTTCTTTCGATCAATCCGCTTGATTATCTCACAATGAGCTTCGGCAATAGCTGGGCGAGCTGTCACACGATAGACAAGCACAACCAGCGGGACATGCCGGATTCCTATAGTGGGATGTATAGCTCCGGGACGATGAGCTATATGCTTGACGGAACGTCTATGGTTTTTTATACCACGGACAAAAACAATCCAGCGCAGGATTATTGGACGCAGCCGAAAATCAATCGGCAAATGTTTCATTGGGGAGAAGAAAAGCTCATTCAAGGCAGACTTTACCCGCAGGACAACGACGGCAATAGCGAGGCTTATACGCCATACCGGAATATCGTGCAGAAGATTCTTTCCGAAATTTTCCAGTTTCCGAACCTCTGGAGAACCACGAAAGGGACAGACGAGGCAGAAAAATACATTTGGTCTGAGGGAACGCATTATCGCGATTATGAGAATTTCGATAACTGCACTTTGTCCCGTGTTCTCGGAAGTGAAAACACGAGATGCATCACTGTTGGACACACGCCAATCTGTGTGGAATGTGGATGCAGTCACTCGGTGCAAGATAGCATAAACTGCTGTCACAATCAGTGCATAATATGCGCGAGATGTGGCGAGTTCATCGATCTTGATGACCTTAGCGACGACGCGGAGAAAATCGATGGCGTGTATTATTGCCACGACTGCTGTAGCTATTGCGACTGCTGTGACACGTGGTATGTGGGAAAAACTACCGAGGTAAATGGCTACGGACACGTCTGTGAAGCATGTTTGCATAGTGGAGCTTTCACGCAATGTGACGAGTGCGGGGAATGGTTCGCAAACCGTCGAGTGACATACATCGATAGCACGGAACATTATGTTTGCAGATCTTGCCGTACTCATTATTACATAAAGTGCGATAAATGCGGGGAATGGTTCTATGCCGACGATACGGTATCCCTGAACAACGAATACCTCTGCTCGAAATGTGCGGCAGAGCGCATGGCGAAACTTGAAGAAAGTGAGGAAAATGAAGCATGTGGGATTTTATCAACCTCTGCAAGCTGAGTCAGACAGATCTGAAATCTCATCTTGCGGACAAGCTGCTTGAACACTTCCCTGTTGAGAACATTACCTCCGGAGACGGATACTTGTACGCGGAGGGAACCATCCCCATCCTGCTCGTAGCGCATCTTGACACCGTGCATAAAGAGCTTCCCCGCACGATTCTGTACGACGATGAATCGAAAATTATCTCAAGCCCGGAGGGAATCGGCGGAGACGACAGATCGGGCGTTTATATCCTTCTTGAAGTGCTGAAGGAACACAACTGTTCCGTGCTCTTCTGTGAGGATGAGGAGGCGGGAGCCGTTGGCGCGGAGAAATTCACGCAAACCAAGCTCGCCGAATCGCTCGGATTCCATTTCATTATTGAGTTCGATCGTAAAGGCGCGAATGACGCCGTGTTCTACAACTGTGATAATCCCGACTTCGAGGGCTTCATAACAAGGGAGTACTTCAAAACCAATTGGGGCACGTTTTCCGATATTTCCATTCTCGCGCCATACTTCGGCTGTGCCGCTGTAAATTTGTCCTGCGGTTATTACAATCCGCATACCGTCAACGAGTATGTGGTATTCCCGGAGATGCAAAGAATCATCCCCGAGACGTGCAAGCTACTCAACCGCACGACGGAATCGGACGCATTCGAGTATATAGAGGATGAGAAAAGCGACTGGTACGGATTTTATAGCGACTACTTCCCCGTTAAGCATTCCAATAAGGGATCCGTCTACTGGATTACATATAGCGACGCCAATGGAAATACGCAGTGGTACGACACGCACGCCATTTCCGAAATGGAAGCAATTGGTATTTTCACCGTCGATACCGATCTGCCCTACAGCGCCATCATCGACATTTACAAAGATAGATAACAAGTCTGCCGCCTGACATATACGGGGAGAAAGCGAGAATCACCATGACTACCAACACCAAAATTGCCACCAACACCACGAACGCCAACGCCACCCTCGACAAGTACGCCCTCGCCATCGCAATCATGTCCAATACTCCGGAGATCTGCGGAGCCTACTATAAGGATCTCCCTCTCGCCCTTCTTGAACCGCATCCGACCATCCAGCGCAAGCTCGTTCCCGATCACTATGGCAGCATCGCCGCAGATTGGGACATCACCAAATGCGCCCCGCTGACCGTATCCTTGCAGGACGATGGAACCTTCTACATCATAGACGGACAGCATCGGTATATGGCGGCAAAAACCATCGGCGTAGCGACTCTTCCGTGCCGGATCTTCCGCAACCTCTCGCCGGAAGAGGAAGCCAAAACCTTCTACCAGCAGAATGAAAACTGCAAACGCCTGACCCCGCGCGATACCCTCCGTGCAAGATTGGCAATCCATGAACCTGTAGCCGAATCTCTCGCAAGGCTCTGCCGGGATCACGGAATCTACCTCTTCCGCAATTCAAGTCTTGATAAGCCGTGGCTTCGCGCCCTCTGCGACATTGAGGAAATTCTCCGATTGGAGGGAGAGTCTGCCGTGGATGAGATTTTCGATTTCGTGTACTGCGCCGGATGGCACGACGAAAAGCTCGGATATTCCAAAGATCTGATCCGCGCGGCATTCCGTTTCCGCCGTTATATGAGCGGCAAATCATATACCCTCATCGATCTATCCCGTGACGTTCGCGGTATGGATTTGAACGAATGCGTGGTATTCGCGCAGTACTATTGCATCGGCGGAACCCGTGAAACCTGCCTCTTCGACTTCTTCATCGAATGCGCCAACGACATCGACAATGTGAAGAAAATGATGAAAAACGCGTAAGGAGGAATAGAACATGAAAATTCCATATATTGATTTTCAGGCAAACTTCATCAAGCACGCTGAGAGCGCAAAAAAATTCTTATACGGCGAGTTTACCATGGATGACGTGGATTATAAAGTCTTCACCGAGGACGGAATCACCGCCTATATCATCCCGAAATGTATGTGGTGGCTCAACGATGATCGCATCGCGGAAAGATTTGGAAATCCGAACGATCATTTCGATACGCTTGTTAAGACCAATCTCGATAACGCGAAATTCATCCAGAAGACCGGCACAATTCTGACCGCCAAAGGCGATGTTGTAGTCATGGAATCCTTTGAGCACGACCTGAAGCTCTATGTCGATCCTAAAAAATTCAAGGAATTCGACAAGCCTGACTTTACCTTCAAGGCATACGCCGCAGACAAAGTCTTCTATGTCTACTGGAACGGCTCACTCTGCGCCCTCCTCTGCCCGACACGCCCAAAATTCAAATCTGAGGAGGATCCGTCATGACCACCATAGAGCAGATCGAAAGCGTAGTGGATCAGGCGGATAAGTTCCGCAATTCCTACTTCTTCAACCCGCCGACGAGCGCACGTGAACGTCGAAGCTATGAATTCTACCATAGCCGCCCGGAGGTAAAATGGATCGACTCCGGAGACACATATACGGCAGAATTCCACGTGTCCTGCTCCTGCCATTACGTCTACGCGAGAGGTATTTACACCAAAAACGGCAAGAGGACAAACCTCAAGGCGATCCGCAACAGCCTGATCCGCATCAGAGAGTCCTCCACAAGCGCACAGAAGCCCGCAGGACGCGCCTAATTCTCGCCGTAGTAAGTACATATACACATCAACAATTCTCCGCAGAATCGCTCCTGTAGTCTCCAGAGCGACATAAACGAACGACATTAAAAAAAGAGAAATCCGCGCGAGGTTTGTATTTCTTATCTCAATATTGACGGAATTTCAAATCTTGTTTTATCCATTACAACACAAGTTTCACGTGAAACAAGAATCAATTCGCGGATTTTTCTTTACAATGTTTTTTGTACAATTATGTTGACAATTGTGGAGTTGGATGTTAGAATAAGAAAGGAGAGAGCCATACGTACATAGTAGAATTTATCAACCGCGCCGGGAAACCGTTCGACTTCACGGAAATTACAGACAAAGAAATGACAGATTCCGAAGTCCTGCAATACGCGCAAAAAAGCGTCAATGCCGGATACGCGTTCAAAGCAAATATTACATACAACGGTGTAAGAAGACACCGCGTAAACAATACCAAATGGAAAGAGAGGACAAGAGCATGAGCAAAGAATTCAAAAAAGGAGACAGAGTAAAACTACTGCAAAACGTAGACTACGCAAAAAAAGGAATGATTGGGACGTGCATGGTGGATTATTCCGAAGATGAATTTGGCTACAAATTCATCCCCGTTGAATTCGACGACAAATTTGATGGTGGGCATGGTTGTGCCGGATTGACAAACCCCGACAGAGGGCATTACATCGATCCGAACGTGTTGAAGAAAATCGAACCTTCTCACGCATTTACTTTGGTAATCACCTCAAAGGGCGACCACACCGATGCAAAGCTGATTCACGGCAAGCATACCGACAAATGGGTCTGGGTGGATCGCTATAAAGAGGATGAATACAGCGAAGTGGCTGCAATCCATGCCGTAATTGACAAAATGTTCCCCGCTGGCGCACCAGTTCCAGCAGAGGAAAAACCAAAAAGATTCACCGGGAAAGCCGTGTTCAACGGAGCGGACAGATACTTTACACAGGGCAACGTCTACACTTTTGAAGATGGATCGACCATGGATGATGATTCGGACGAAAGAGGGATTCTGCTGACCTATGATGATTGGAAGTATTGGTTCGAAGAAAACTTCGTTGTAATCAATAACCCGGAGGAGTTATGAACGAATACATTGTTCAAATTACAGAAACCACTACATCTTACATTCGTGTAGTGGCAGACAATCAGGATGACGCGCTAAGCTATGCGGATATGTTGTACTCAGAGGGCGATTTGATGTATATGATGGACGATTCTGCTCCGGTTTATAGCGTCCAGATTGCGGATAACCCACTCCCGGTTCAATACGATACATACTATGATAACGATCACTCAAAATTCGAGAGGTATTAAAATGGGATTAAACGCTGTATTACTTGTAGTGTTTTAAGATCTGACCGACGATGAAGAGTTTAGAAACCATTATGGGATCCTTTTCGATGATGGATTCATTCTCTGTTTATGCTGCGGGTCATGGATTGAACCGGAAGATTATACCATTCTCATAAATTTCCATGGATTTAAGAATTCAGATGAATTTTTAAAACACAATTTTGAATAAAAAAAGGAGAATAAAATTATGCCTGCCAATGTCGAAACTATGATGTACACAAGAGAGAAGCCGTGGCACGATACCGGAGTTATGGTACAGGAAGCCCCTACCTCTCATGAAGCATTGCGCCTTGCCGGACTGGATTGGACAGTCGATTCCCGCCCAGTATATGACGAACTCATCCACGAAATCCCCGGTTATAAAGCCAATGTGCGCAGCTCCGATAATAAAACGCTCGGAATTGTGACCGACCGCTACAAAATCGTACAGAACACAGACGCTTTTGAGTTTACCGACAATCTTATCGGCGGCGATGTCCATTATGAAACCGCCGGAAGTCTGCAAGGCGGTAAGCGGATTTGGTTATTGGCAAAACTTCCCTCCAAGATCATCGTTGGAGACGAAGTGGAACCGTATCTGTGCTTTACCAATTCCCATGATGGCACTGGAGCAATCCGCGCTTGTATGACGCCTGTAAGAGTCGTGTGCAACAATACATTGAATCTCGCTCTCGCAACAGCAAAACGCCAGTGGTCTACCAAACACGTAGGAGACATAGAAGCGAAAATGGCAGAAGCTCGTTCTGTACTGGAATTTTCCGAAGAATACATGGCAGCTATGAACCTCCATGCAGAAAAACTGGCTGCGACAAAGGTGTCCACTGCCGATGTGCAGGAAGTCTTGAATGAGATGTTCCCGACAAAAGAGGACGATAGCGATTGCAAAAAGCGGAACGCGGAAAAGGTAAAAGAAGAAATCATGGTGTGCCTGTTCGCGCCGGATCTTGAAAATTTCCGTGGAACCGCATGGGGAGCAGTCAACGCCATCTCGGACTTTGCCACACACAATCAGCCCCGCCGTAATACGGAAAACTATCGCGAAAACAATTGGGGACGCGTGATCGATGGGCATCCCGTGATCGACGCATTCTGCGACATTCTCTACGACAAAGTAGGTATCAAAGCATAAGTTAGCTCATTCAGAATCGAATAGAAAGGATAGAGAGCCATGAAAGTAACGATCTCCAAAGCCGTTGGCAAGCTGGGCGAATGCATTCCGTCCATATCTCTGCCACCTGTAGAAACCTGTAGAGAGGACGCGCCGTGCAGAGCGAAGTGCTACGCCTGTAAAGGACGATACAGATTCCCGACTGTGAAGAACAGTCTGACGGAGAATCTGGAAGCCTATAAGGAAAGCCCGGACTTCTACTTTGGCGAAATCGACCGGACGCTCACCATGGTTCCCTATCGTTTCTTCCGTTATCACGTGGCGGGCGATATTCCGGACGCAGAATATTTTGTGCGAATGTGCAGACTCGCCCGGAAGCACAAGACAACCAATTTTCTCTGCTTCACGAAAAAATACGATCTCGTGAATGCATACATACAAAAACATAGAATCCCGAAAAATCTCCGCGTCGTGTTCAGCAGATGGGGGAGCTTTCCGGCGGAAAACCCGAACCGATTCCCGGAAGCATACATAAAGTTCAAAAACGATTGGGCAGAGATTCCGGAGAACGCCATAGAATGCTCCGGCTACTGCGGAGAATGCGTCCTGTCTGGTAAAAATTGTTGGAATCTGAAAAAAGGAGAGAGTGTGTATTTTCATGAGCACTAAAAAAGTGACGCTCTGGCACAACGTAGCCGGAGACAAGTACATCATAACCCTGTCCGAGCCTGACCGTCAAGTCAACACGCTCAAAAACTATCCGTTCGCGTACAAGATCAAGCGATCCTATAAGACGGAGATGGATGCCGAAAAAGAGCAGTGGCTCCGCAAAAATTTTGATGAAGTAATTTATCTGTGAGGTGTAATATGACAAAGTGGAATATCGAATCTATGTGCGGCTATAAGCCCATCACGACATTCTGGAACGACTTTGAGATCGCGGAAATCTTCGGTAAAAAAGCCGTGATCGATACATTCAAAAGAGCGTTCAAGGAATGGAAGGGCAATTACAAGTACCTGACGGAGCTTGTAATGGTGCTCAATCATAAGATCCATCAGTGGTATATGGTAGATAACGACCTCGCCCGGCTCTACAATTCCATGTGGGAAGCCGCCGATAAATACGCACAGGAAACATTAACCGGAGAGGAAGCCAACTACTTCTACCGGATAACAGATTGAGGTGTAACATGGATCAAACTCCCATCAAATTCAAAACCGCTTCCGGGAAGACAATCGTGGTGGCATTGTCAGAACCCTTATTCTATCCACCAGAACTATACATTTATTACGAAGACTCTGATCAGGACATCGCAATGATTCGCCAGATAGAATCTGAACCAATTACCCCGGATACCAAAAATCCCGGCGTGGAAATTCTGTTGTGGGAAGATCCTCTGGATGACGATTATACCCGCAGAATTGTGATTCCTGAACATAACTATACGGAGGAAGAATAAAATGGCAAAATACATACTCGCCCTTATCGAATTAGAAGATGACTATGCTCTGGAATCCTACAGAGTAGGTCAGACTTATCCCGGAACTGCTGCCGCAAATGCAAAATACGCGATTCTCGATTCTGCCAACGCGAACAACAAAAACGCATTCAAAATGATCGACGACATCATAGAAATGCCGGTATTCGCGCAAGAGAAGACCGCACTCAGAGACAAACTGGATTCATTCAGATGCGATGTTATCAACACCTTGACCGACGAGAAACCTGCGCCGGATATTCCGGAAATAAATCTGCTTAGAATCTACGAAGATTTTCAAAACGAAATTGACGGAAACGAAAGCTACTGGGGCATCTACTGGGACACACTCCGCGACGTATTATTCAAACATGGCTACGAGCCGGAATGGGAGGACTGAAAAATGTATTACGCACCGGGAAAATTTGACCTGTATGACGATAACGGAGAGGAATACCGCCTGACTGTCGAGTATGATGAATTCTCCGATAACCCCCGCGACAATCCGAACTTCTCCACCATCTACTGTTGGCATAGGAGCTACCAGATTGGCGACGAAAAACCGAGAGAGAAATCCGCGTGGGATATATTGGCGGAGCTGTGCGAGAAGCATACCAAATTGACAGAATCCGAACTTGAAAATCTCTCGGAGCGGCAGATGGTCACAGAACTGCAAGCCGCCGACGATATTGTGATTCAGTATATCTCCTGCTACGAGCACAGCGGTATTACCATCAGCACCGCAATCGATACCTATCCCTATAACGACTGTTGGGACTCTTCCATCATCGGATTTGCTTACGTGGAAAAGGCAAGCATGGCATATATGATCGGATCGTGGAAAGCGGAAGCTCTCGCCGCCATTCAAGAGGAAGTAGCTATGCTCGATAAATTTCTGCAAGGCGAGGTCTATACAGCGACCCTTGAAAAGAAGACCCATATATATAAGGAAGAAAAATGCCCGCACTGCGGCGAAGTAATCAGCACATCGGAATGGGACGACTGGGAAGAAGTGGAATTCGCAAGCGGCTTTTACGGCTACGATCTGGAAGAAAACGGAATCTTGCACGACTTCTGTAACGGCTTGCACTTCAAAGAGGAAGTCCGCCCGGCAAAGATGGCGTAAGGAGGAAGTATGAACGTAGCTATTACACAAGTATCGAAAGAATTTATAGATGACGCCATTGAGAAAATGATGGCTGGTGATAAAAATCTTCCGTATGGTTTGTTTTGGACGGTCGAAGATGGCAGATATGTTGCAATGGACACGACATCTAATGATTTATATGTGGAAGACTTCGATTCATACATAGAATGCGTATTGTGGCTGCTCAAAATAATTGATCAAGAATCAAATCTAACTATAACGAAAAACAGTTCCAAAAAATGGTTTGAAATGCTCATGGGGAGATTGCCAAATGGCCCAAGGGGAGATATGTGGACAGACGGTTCAGAAATTCTTTGCAAAACGGAAAAAATAGCAAACGATGTTGCGGATTTAATTGAGCATCTATATTGCCTTCAAGATGAGGAAGTTTGGGTCTGCATGGGGTATTACGATCCAGAAGAAGATGCTATTAGTGGAGAGGTGGACAATCATACTGGCTGGTGGTACGTAGATATTTAAGGAGGAAGTATGAAATATCGCCCCGGACAAAAGGTAAACATTAGCATTATCAATCTCGCCGAGCAGGATTCAGATTTAACCTTTGTGGATTTGGCTGGCTTCTGCGAAGAATCGGAATTGTACAACGACCTCGGAGAGCTGTGTTGCTTAAACGGAGAAGAGTGCGTCATCGATCATGTTGTCGTAAAAAGCACAGATCGCGGAGCTTTATATGATCTGTTAAATTGTAACGGAGAAACAGCAGTTCACTTCATCTTATCAGAAATGGATCTGGACATAGCAGTATTATAAGGAGGAAACAATGGAAAACACATGTGTTCTTTGCATCCGGAGTTTCGTAGAAGACGATACGGAATATTGGTCGGAAGGAAGTTGGTACGAAGTAATCCGACAGGAACCAAACGGAGATTATATTCTGCGTCATAACTACGGCATGGGTATGATCTACGCAGAAGATTTTAATGAGTATTTCAGGAGGTGAAATCATGGCAAACGAATGCAGCTTTTCCGCACTTATTACAGGAAGGGCGGCAAATGTTCGAGAATTTCTGAAGACTATGAGACGAAATTGGGCATATGAAGTGATATGCGAAGACGAGCCAGAGCTGTATGTATACTACGAAGAAACAGATCAGAATATCGTTACAATTCGATAAATAGAAGCTCTCCCGACAATTGTCAATCGGGGAGCACGGGGAATGGAAATTCTTGTATGGGAAGATCCGTTTGATAAAGATTTTACAAAAAGACTTGAAGTGACAGAAGGAGAATATAAGGAATGAGATATATACTTGCGCTTATAGAAGTTGATGAATCCATGGTAGAAGAACAGGATATGGATATGATGGATTATTTTTGCTCCGAAATGGGATGGGTTGGTCAGTCTGGAATCTCCGTAACGGATGCCCGAATTCTGGATGATGACGTTCAGAGCGAAAAAGAGTGCTTGGAAATGGCTAACGATATCCTGATCAGCCCGGTGACGGCAGACATCAATACTGCAAGAAGATACGATATGCTAAGATTCAAAGAGGATGTGTATCAGTGCTTGAGTGAATATTTTGATTCTGACCAAGAATTGCCTGATGCGGAGATTGAAAATCTTTTTGAAGAATTCAGAAACAGAATAGAAAATGCCGATTCATTCTGGGATAATTACTGGAACGTTATGCGGAGACTGATCGAAGAGAAAGGATATGTAGAGAATGCGTGAACTTCCCAACACAATCTATATGGACTTCCCCTTTGATGATTTGCCGCCATATTTTCGCTTTGTAGAGCCAAATAGTAATAGACATCCAGCATTTTTCAATACATATGCATATTTTTGAGACATTATTCCATCAGGAAATCCGTATTTTGCACCGGAAGAACGACGGGTTTCGAATCACATTTGCAGGATCTTTGCCCCTGAATCAGTAGTAGATGAAGCACTGGTTATCCGAGACGATGGCACCGTATGGAAAATCAGAATGCGAAATTTTCGAAGGATAGAAATCTTGAATATAGGAATGGAGGATTAAAATGGAACTTGGAGATATGACGTTAAACCAATGGTTAGAACAAGTGGATACTCCATGGGAAAAACATGAAGTTGTCCAGTACGCCAGTGACGGAAACACAGTCGTTCATAAAAATGTGTTTATTCGTAAGGTGATTGACTCCTTGTATCTTGGTAAACCGGAAAACAAAGAATCTTGGAAAATAAAAGCAAAAGCATATATCTATTATCCAGACATCGACATTGCTCTGCAAGAAAGCGGACTTTCGTATTCTAATCCTATGGATATGCTTATTCGTATATATCATAACTTGGGGATAGAAACAACGGAAAAGCTGATTCAAAAAATGGATGAACTTGCCGCCGAGAATTGGCATATCAAGGATAGCTGGATTGCAATCGCGTCTCGTGTCGTGCCGGAAAGGGTTCCTGCCTATAAGAGATCGAAAGAAAATTATAGACTGATAAAAGAAGAAGAACAAAAGAAAAGAGATGAAGAATGGGCGAAAAAAGAAGCGGAGGAGCTTAAGCAAAAGCAGGAAGAGTCAGACGCAATGATTCAGGAAGCAATCAATATCTTCAAGAACGGAGGTGTGCTGCATAATGATGAAATTACAATCTGGAAAGATGTTTATGACGGAAAATCATATGCTATTGTGAATCATTTGGCGCGGTTGTATGATGTAAAAATCCCGATTCGGACACAAGGATGGATTGCGAACTCTCTGAAGACCATTACAGTAAAGGACGGAAAAATGACAGGCGGCACATTTTGCGGGAAGACACAATCAAAAGTTGTGTGGAGCTATATCAACCAGCTAATAGAAAAAGCCAATAAGGAGAAAATCCATGACTGCATGTAATGCATATTATCTGTGGAAGCTCAAAGATTTTGGGTATTCATTCTCGGAAGAATACGACACATATCAAGAGAAGAAAAAATATTACATTGAGAATACACTGACGGACGCAATACGCGAATTGGATGCCGGGTATGATCATCTGGAGTACCATCTTATTCGGCACAACACAGACGAACAGGAAATTGTCTATATCTGTCCAAAGCCGAGGTTGCAATTGGACGATAAGTGTATCATCGTAACGGCGAATAGTTTGTTATACACAGCAAAAGCGGTAATGTCCGCATTAAAGTGAGGTGAATATGGAAGGAAAAATTTTTTACGAACGACTTTTGAAAATCGCAGAATCTATGTTGGATGTAATTGGAGAACGCGCAGCGAATTATGATGAAGCCTATGAGCAGTTGGACTTTTTAACCGATGAAGAAATCGAAAAGCTCGGCGGCGGCTACATTCTGGATATTATAAAAGGAGATGTATAGGAATGAGAAGAATGAATGAAATCGAGGAAGCAGCACTAAAGATTAAACAGTATTGTAAATCTAATAATCGATGCGTAACCTGTTGTTTACACAATCACGATAGAGGTTGCTGCATATGTGACGAATCAACGCCGGATATGTGGAAACTGCCAGTAGAAGAAAGAGCTTTCGAACAAACCGAGGTTTGTCCATATTGTGATAGTGAAGTAACACTCATATGGGATGTAGATACCAAAGGTTATCAAGTATTTTGCCCAAATTGTGGAAACCAAATTATGTTGTGTGATGCTTGTCAACACGCAGATGATAATCCCGAAATGTTTTGCGATTGGAAAACAGACTTTAATGGTAATCCGTCTTGCTTCCGTACAAAAAACACCAGTAAATAAAAAAGGAGAATACACATGAACACTACTTTTGATACCATCATTAACGAAATTTCTGCTTACAACTGGATTTGCACAGACGCTACTGCAATGCAGTATTGTGCCGAAGTGGACAAGTATACCTATGCGTTCATTCAAGCGTCTGGAGAAGAGGTATTCTTTGATACCATTGATGGCAGAAACCTTTTTGAAACCGCAAAAAAAACAACTGAAACCGGAGTAATCCTTTCTCTCTATGGATATAAATATCTGCAAGATTTGGAATTGGAATACGGCGAATCGTGGTTACAGATGCTTATAAAGTTTGTATTTGAAATCAAAATGATGGAGAAACCTCCTCTGTTTATCGGTACAGAAGACGAATGCGAGCAGCTTGTAGCCAAGATTACAAGATGTTCTATTGGCCTTTCGGCGTAATATAAACATAAGATTGCCCATAAGTGGGCTTTACATACAAAAATTGTGGTATTTGCAACAGGATATTCTTTTCGATGTGGTATAATAAAGACAAGATATCAATTATAATTTTTGAGGAGGGGAGAAAACGTGAAATATGATATCACCTACTCTTGCGGACATGACGGTATGGTCGATCTGGTCGGTAAAAGAGCTGACCGCGAACGCAAACTCAAATGGATGGCAGACGAGGGGCTGTGCCCAGTTTGCTATAAAAAATGGAAGGCTGAGCAGGATGAGAAGAAGATAGAAAAGGTTCTCGAACATATAGCTCTTCCAAAATTAATGGCAAAATCTGAGAAACAGCTCGATTATGCAGAGGAGAAACGTAGGCAATATATCATTTATGATTCTAATAATCGTCTTGGACTGTTGTATGACGTTATGCATCCAACTGACGAACAGCGACAACTCATAGCTGAGCAGCTTATTGCAAAAGGTGTAACTTACGACGATTTTATTAATTATTTGACTAAAAAAATGCCAGTTGCAAATGCGGTTCTTACAGAAACAGACGCTGGTAAATTACTTGATGTGCTTCTTACTTCAGCCATCGAAGGAATGCCGAGTGAATTATCAAGAAATACAAAAAAATGACCACAGAAGAAGTCAAAGAATGGCAAGCAGAACACCTTGCACCGGAGAAAAAAGAAGAAGCTGAAGAACTGGCAAAAAAATACGAAAGCAAAGATATTATCAACTATAGTACCCTTTATAACCTGCTTGATCTTGTCGGGCTATTGGATGAGTGCCCGTGCCCAGTTGTACAAGAGAGCGATGTGGACATTGTCCTCGCTTATGGTGTGCAAGCAGTGTGGCAGATCATTTCGCGGGGGATTGAAAGCGTGGTACTGCCCGGATTGCCGCTACGAACGAGCGAATGAAGCGGCGAAACGCGCAAAGCGGCGCAAAAAAAGAATGGACAATCGCTCCCGCAGATGGCGAAAAAATCAAAAATGAATTTCCTGTAGAAGATCGTTTAGATGGAATCGTAGAAGCCTTAAAAGAATTGGAAGAAAGTGAGGACGAATAAATGTATTTTAAGAAATGCTTTGTTGGCTTATCACAGTTATCAAATCCTTGGAGTTCATTTCTCGATACAAAAACATATAATGCAGGAGATGTATTAAAAGCCGAGGATTTGGGGCTTGAAGAAATCGTTGTCTACGAAACCCCATGTGACGTAATGAAGTCTTGCGGTTGCTGGATCAATGAATATGATGAAGATATAGCTCCCATCTGGCAATGTGAAGCAAACGATTGTTTTACATTGGATCCGGATCTCGATAAGAAAATCTTTGCCATATATTCAGCATCTGAGATTCGTCTTACTAAAAAATTATCCGTGAAAGATGTAATCCATGAGCAATGGATATATGGCAAATCAGAAACAGACAATCTCGTCAATGGCTCTTACAACGGAGAAAGCGTTGACCTTGTATCTAAAGAATCCTATGATGTTATTTCTGCTGAGTCTTTTTGGGATTCAAGAATCGTTATGGGTGGACGTAGCTCTTATGCTTTTGTGAGTGGAACAAAGAACATGGTAAGCACAAGCGGGGATTATGCGAATGTATTTTGCATTGGTTCAGTTCATAATGTTTCTGCCGCTGGAGCCGGAAGCTGCGTTTATGTGGACGGGCAAGGGAATCGTGTTGTTATAAACGGAGACAATGGGACAATATATTCCAATGGTTATCAAAATCTCATTACAGCAACCGGAGATTATTGTTGGGTTCATTCCAATGGAGAAAACGATGTGATTTGCAATATCGGATTGGGAGGAAAAGTCAGAGCCAAAAAAGGGTCCTATATCACCCTCGCGACCCATACATCGGAGTACCCTTCTATAGTCAAAACGGCAAAGGTGGACGGAGTAGAAATCAAAGAAGATACATGGTACGAATTGATTGGGGGTGAATTTGTAGCCAATGTGTAAGATGAGTAAGATCATCAGAAAAGAAGACTTGATCATGAATATGTCTCCAAACCTATGCGAAGATGGGTATGGAAATCCCGTGAATTTCGATTACGATGGAGATCTGGTGTACGATGGAGACATTGTAATTACGGTTCCGGGTTGCATTCGATTTAATTCCATCCATTGTAGTGGAGATCTGACAATCGTTGGTAATTCCGCTACGTCTAAAATCACGGTGCAAGATTCCATCATCGTTAAAGGAGAAATCGTGTGCGGCGGCATTGCAGCCGAAGAATTCATTACGTGTAAATCTCTGAAAGCAAGAGATGTTACGGTAGGCGAAATACTTATAGCGAAGGATAATATTGAAGTCAATGGTGAAATCAGGACGGAATTTGCAATCGTTTCCGGCGGCGATATTCGTTGCGAAAGCTGTATTTGTTGTGGCTATATCAGAGCAGTAGGAGACTTTGAATGCAAAGGTTCTTGTGAAAGCTATGAAGAAGCAGATCCAATAAACTTGAAGCAGCGGATTGAAAAGGAACCGTGGCGCATTAAAGTAGGAGGTAAGCTCGTATTGTAACCGTAAAAGTACCTCTAAAATGCATGGATTGCGGAAAAGATTTCGTGGCTAAAAAAGAATGCGTGGACGAGATAGCAGCCACAAAGTTCTTCATCCATGCGGATCTCAACTATTATCGTTGCCCAGTGTGTTATAAAAAATATAAAAGAGAGGAAGAAAAGGCAAGATCTGACGGATTTCTCAAATGGCTTGCCTTTAAGTGGAAAAACGGATGAATGCAGAGAGAAGGAAAAGAATCGATAAGGCGTGTGATTTTCTGTACGAAGCCTATACAGTGCGATTGAATAATTTGGACAGAGCAAAAGAGCTTGCACAAAAGGCGAAAGATATTATCGGCGATGTAAAGTCCGACGAGAGCGATGCGTTTGACAATCTCCCGGACAGCTTCCAGATGGGTTCTCGCGGGGAGCAAATGGAGCGAAACATCGACGCGATGGACGATGCAATGGACGAAATCGATGATCTGGATTTCACAAAGACCAACGACGAAGAAATGAAGCAGGATGTCTTCCAGATTATTGGCGAAATTTCGGATATGTAAAAACATAAGAGGGCGGGAAACCAAACTCCCGTTCTTTCCTTAGCACAAATTTTCTAAACAATTGTTCAAAACCATATTGACAAATCAGAACGTCTGTGCTATAATATGGCTCATAGGAACAGTCGTTCTAAAGATAGGGGAAAAATTCCCAAAAAGAAAATGTCGAAAACCGGTGCATTTTCATTCCAGTTGCGGTATACTATGTGCAAGCAATCCAAAATTGTCCAGCCAAAGGAGGTGCAAAAATGGACACTTATAAAAAACTGATTGCATGGGGATTACAAATGTCGCTTCGTTATCAAAAATATCTGCAAAAAATCCCCAAGCTCGGCAGAGTTGATGACGACACAGGAGTAAAGGTCGCGCAGTTCATCGATATGCCGGGTGTTGATCCCGCCGACACGATACGCGATCAAATCAACAAACGCCCCGATATGCCGTTTTCTGGAGCTTCTGAAGACGACAGAGAAACGTGGAGATTGAATTATCCGGGCGTATTTCTCGCCATCGTAGACTATGGGTTCTATAGCGCATATACCGACGACTTCTCCGACGCGCCGACGTATATGGCAGTCAAGCTCATGTGCTACAACAGCTATCGAAAAATCGACCTGTCGGGAGCCAGCGGTGTTTACGTGGATGATCTCTGCGTGTATAAGGCCGCGCTGTTCTTTGGCGCAAACGGACATTGTGTCATGGATCCGAGATCGGAACTGCTCGCCGTGTGGCACGCGCTTGATTACACCGATAAACTGGAGCGTGCCATTAAGCGGAGAATCGGCATGGTGTACGACGCGCCGGAGATTTGGAAAGACAAAGAATCGGAAGTGGAATTACAGGATAAGGAGGGAATGGGATGGATAACAACATGGAGCACGCCGTGGAGAACCGAGTATTATCGCAGACAGAGAGAGCGGTATACGGAATGTCACAGAAAACAGGACATTTTCAACGTAAAGTAGACAAGCGGAAAATCTTCCGGTGGTGTTATCGCCATACCAATTACGGCAAGGTATTCGGGTGGATCGTAGCGGGTTCGGCGGTGATCACGTTTATCATGTGTCTGGCCGGCGGCGGCAGTCCTGCGTTTCCCGGAGCTGAAGTGCTTCTCGTGTTGGGATTCGCCGCTCTTGCGGTGGGAGGTTATTACGCCTGTAGACTTCTGGCGGCAATTCATGGGTATCTTACACTTAAGCTATACAATGAGATTACCCACGAATTTGACGAGACACTTCCCCGCCCCATCGAGATCGGTTATCGTATGGTAAAATACGGCTATATGACCCCCGCGTGGACGGAGGTAAACCGCATCACACAAAACACAAGAATGCCTTATGACGATAGCAAGGATACGACCTACGCCACGTTCATAGGCTTCCAAAAGGAGGGCGTCGATAGATTGGACGTGCAGTATCTTGAAAAGGGAGTTGCTTTGCCATCCGTGCTGAAGAGCATCGGCGGAGACGATTTCCGTCACGATATGATTATGGCCGCCTGTAGAAGAATGGCTGACGATTACGAACATTAAAAGGAAGGGTACGAATGATAGAATTTTTACATTGCATCAGGTCTAAGACAGTGACCTTACAAGAAACGGAGCGTTTTCAGGAAGCGATTGACAACTATACCGAGCTTGTCTGGGAGAAATGTACGGACGACGTGTATAGGATCCTGTCTGATCTTACAATGGAAACGCAGATCGCAAAGTCCATGCTTAAATCCGGACATACATATAAGGATGATGACTTCTGCGAAATCCTTTCTGAAATCGATGACCTGATATGCGAATATCTGTATCAGTGTCACACCGATCTGATGGCGATAGATCATATGCGCCACCAAGTCAATCGATTTTTCGAGAGTGGAAAATTGGCGCAGTATGCCCTACTCGGAGATTCTATTGCTGAAGTAGAGCAGGATGGCGAAAAGGTTCCTGTATATCAGTCCGTTTGGCTGAACGACGACGGGAAAAAGATGCTGGCTTGCGTATCGTTGCTCGATGGAAGCTCCGACATGCAGTCATTCCAATTCTTAAGAGATCCACTTCCGCAGCCGCCCAGAACGTTTACAATTTGTTCATAATGTTTTTTTAACAAAAGTGTTGACAAATGCGGATGACTGTGGTATAATATGGGCACAGCAGAAAAAAGAGCAAAGGAGAGAGATGAATTTGAGAGAAACGAATTTAACATATCATATGAGCGACGTCCACTACGTCAATTTCCCGGCAGATGGTGGCAGCATCCAAAGTGGAATGCGCCCGGCGATCATCGCGTCTAACGACATTGGTAATCGTTACTCCCCGACGATCAACGTCATTCCACTGACGACATCTAAGAACAAAATGGAACGGGCGTATCCGATGCACGTCACTGTGCCCGCGTGCGGAGGAATCCGTAAAAGCGTCGCGCTCGTAGAACAAATGCGCCCGGTAACAAAGGATCGTATCTCTCCGCATCCTGTAGCTACGATCTCAGAAGACGTGAAGGAGGAGTTGGGAAAGGCATTGCGGAGCCAATTTCCCTTCTGCACAATGTAATGTCAAATCTCGTAAGTCTCTCAAAGCTGCAAATGGCATATGTTGAGATGCTGAAAGGGATGGGCCGCATCGAAGACGAGATAGAATTGACCATACGAATGTTCCGCGTATACAATCGATTCTGCATCCGAAATGGCATAGCTTATGTAGACACTATGTCCAATGAGGAATTTGACAAGTTCTCTGTTTTTTTATCCAGCAGAAGCTTTGCTGTAGCGGCACATGACGTAAAAGTGCTCAAATCCTACCTCGCCTTTTTGCAGACCACAAACCGAATCACGGCAGAGCAATACAAATATAGAGTGGATATATTGGATTCCGTGGCGAGAACCGTCTCCCGGAGTAAATATAGAACCGCGTCCGACTTTATCATCAAAGGCATGGACATGAGCGGATTCTTCTATGTCAGTCCGGAGCATTACGTTAACGATGTTACCGCACTCAGTCCGGGTACCAACTATAACTCATCGTTTATCGTGTTGATCCTCGCGTGGTGTGGTTTGTGTACTGGTGACATCGCAGCCTTGACGGAATCTCAAGTTTCCAATGACTGTTCTACAATCCATATGGACAATGGCGACATTACAGTTCCCCTCCCCATGCAGAAAATTTTGCAGGATTATCGAATTTCATCCACGGAGCTTTCTCTTTCTGTGCTGGCAGACGTCTATGAAAAGGTCATGGACTCTTCGCTATTCATCAAAAAAAGAAAGTCCGGCCCAAAAACGCCAAACAAAAAGCCCAAAGCAAGCAACGTAATGAGCGAAGGTGCAGTACGGCAGAGATCCAAAGAGTTCTCTACCGCCATTTCGTCCTATCACAAGAGAGAAATTTCCGTCAGCCCGCGCCGGATGCAGATATTCTCGCAGCTTTATGATCTGAATAAGCAGATTCTCGTATCAGGAAAATCAGACATCCAATATATCGACTCTATGAATATCAGCCAAGACGAAAGGAGCCGATTGATACGAGCATGGCGTGAGCGCGAAGCGTTCATTAATGCACACGAGGAAGTAAAGCCCTTCCTACCCCAATAACCCATCGGACGACCGTAAAAGGTCGTCTACATACTCCCCTATCAATGTTTTATGTACATTTATGTTTACAATTTTGCCATCCGAAATGGCGTGAATGGTTGACGAGAAGTTCGATTCTTCTCCGCGCCTCTATTCCACAAAAGGAAGATCAAAAAATGGCACAAAAACAAAATGTAGTCGTCAAGAAACACAAACCAAGAAAAAAAACAAAGCCATCAAAAACAAACGTTCCCGATTCCGAATCGAGAAAGTTTAAAAAAGAACTCATCCAAAATAAGGAATTTGTGCAAAAAGCAGAGTTTGCCAAAGATGCCAGACAGCGCGTGATTGAAACCATTCTTAATGAAAATGAAATCACAACACTCATCCAGCTCGAAAGTATTCTTGCGGATTATGGCGTGGAGATAAGCCGCTCAGTCCTGACCCAAGACCTTAGAGAAATGCGAGTCCTTAAAAACATCACGGAATCCGGACAGCAGGTGTATAAGATGCCGGAATGCCAAATTCTGAATCTCAAAGAGTACATAGCTTCAGCAAACCTGACGACCTTGATTCTGGATACACAGGAAGCCGGAACGATAGTCGTAGTAAACACCACGGCGCGGCAAACGCGGTAGCCATCGCGATAGAGAATACGGATGACGAACACATCGTCGGTGTTCTCGCCGGATACGACACCGTGTTCGTCGCCTGTAAAACCAATGAAAACGCGCAAATTGTAGCCAAAAAAATCCGAGCATTCGGATATGTAAATATATAAGGAGAACCGTATGAGCTTCAAAGTGGAAATTCTCAAGCATCCAACAGAGGAAGATTGGATGCTCTGCAAGAGATGTACATTAAATACCGTTGGCAAAGACAGCACCAAACTTCCCACGGACGAGTGGAAACACAAGTTGCTTCTATCGGAGCACAGCCCTATCCGCACCCTGAACTTCTGCATCCGGATGGAAATTCCCTATTTCGTGTCGGTTCACTACGTGCGCCATTTTACCGGCGTGACACACTTCGTACAAAGCCAACGGAATGACAGGCAGGACAAGTACGATAGAAACAAAGCCCCGCAGGACGCGATGGTGTCGCACATCATGTACGTCAACGCACAGGAGCTGATGTTCATGGCGCGGCGAAGACTCTGTACACAAGCGGATCCGACAACAAGATCCGTCATGCAGGAAATCTGCCGACAAGTCGTGTCCGTTTGCCCGGAATTTGACGGAACACTGGAACCAATGTGTTCCTATCGCGGTGGCAGATGCACGGAATTCCACTGCTGTGGACTAAACGAAAAATATAGGCAGTAATCCCAAGGACGCGCACAGCAATCCTTTCAAATATTAAAAAAAGATTAATTAAAAATGCGTCCTGTAAAAGCCGCCGTAAGCATAGAGGCAATGCCGTGGTCTTGAAAACCATTCGCCTTATGGGCGCGGGTGTTCGATTCCCTCCGGCGGCGTAAAGACACAAACAGCAATTTCATTTCGGATTAACGAAGTACAGGTGTGTCTTGTAAAAATCAAACGGGCGTGCAGCAAAATAATGGGTACATATTTGCATACGAAAATCGCCCGCTGACACGCGGATCATTGGTTCCTTCCGGTTCAATTCCGGTATCCGCACCAAGTGAGTATAGCTTGCCAGTTCCTCAACTCACTACAAAAACGATGCAACTGGATTCCCGGTCAGTTCACGGTTTCTCACATACATAAATTGCGGACGGCAGTAACGACCGGGCAAAACGGGCAGTAGTTCAACGGCAGAACGGTGTGAAGAGTTGCGCAGAATGAAAATCCTGCCTACAGCAAAATCTCTCACATGGGGCACGCAAATGGTGGTTCAATTCCATCCTGCCTGATTGGGACGCGCACAGCAATCTATATAAAAAAGAAAGTGCTAATTCTTATTTTACGCGTCCCGCACCTTTGGCGCAGACAGCAAATTCCATTCGGCAAGAGAATAAAAAATGCGCCACGAAAATCTTACCTATAAAAGAAAGGAAACATCATGACATTCATGGACAATCTCAAAGAGCAGATCACAGATGCCGACATCATCTATACAGAAAACGGTGCTCCGGGTTATCGTTCCACCGGCAAGGCACTTCTCGACATCAACTTCGCCGTATCCTCTCTCCGCTCCAAAACGGACGATGAGATCATCGAACAATTTAAGGCGGCGTATTACGAGAACAAACTCCTCGCCATCAAGTGGCTGTTTTTCTATCGGGACATTCGCGGTGGACTGGGCGAACGCAGAGGATTCCGCGTCATTCTCGCGTGGCTTGCCTCTCAAACACCTTCCGTCACAAAAGCTCTGATTCCTTTAGTGGCAGAATATGGAAGATGGGACGACCTGTTTCCGCTTCTGGACGTCCCGTCCGTAAAGGATGAAACCATCAGCTACATTCTCAAGCAGCTTCATGCCGATGCGTGCGCGATGCGTATGAACAAACCCGTGTCGCTTCTCGCAAAGTGGCTGCCGAGCGCGTCCACGAACAATCCGGACGGCAAACGCTGGCGGAACCTGATCCAGTCGGCGGCGCACATGACCAATAAAGAGTATCGCAAAGAGCTCTCCAGACTCCGCAAGTATCTCGACGTGACGGAAGTGAAGATGTCCGCGAACCGGTGGGATGAGATTCAGTATGAATCTGTACCGTCCCGCGCCAATCTCCTCTATAAGAACGCATTTCTGAAACACGACGAGGAAAGAAGGCGTGAATTTTTGGCAAAGCTCGAACGCGGTGAAACGAAAATCAATTCTTCCATCCTCTTCCCGCACGACATTGTTCACAATTATATGCATTCATCCGGCTGGAGCTCTCGCGTTAAGGAATGCGACGCTGCACTGGAATCCATGTGGCAAGCTCTGCCAGATACCGTAAATGGCTGCGGCAATACACTCGTTGTGGCAGACGGCTCCGGCTCGATGTACTCCAGAATCGGCGATGCAAAAACAAGGGCGCTCGACGTAGCAAACGCTCTCGCGATTTACTTCTCTGAGCGTTCGACTGGTGAGTTCAAGGATAAGTACATCACATTCTCCAACCGCCCGCAGTTCGTGGATTTTTCAGAGTGCAAATCCCTCAAAGAAAAACTCGAAGTAGCACTCCGCCATGACGAATGTTCCAATACGAATATCGAAAAGGTATTCAATCTGATTCTGTCCACGGCAATCCGGAACAACACCCCGCCGGAAGAAATGCCGAAAAATATTCTCGTCATCAGCGACATGGAGTTCGACCAAGGGACGGATGGCGCAAGCGATTTCATTTTCGAGAAGATGAAAAAAGCGTACAAGTCGGCGGGTTATTCCCTCGGCAGACTGATTTTCTGGAACGTCAATTCCCGTACCGGAGCGATACCGTTAAAGGAAAACGAAAAAGGTGTAGCACTCGTCAGCGGATTTTCTGTAAATGTGTGCAACATGGTGATGTCCGGTGAAATGGATCCGTACAAGTGTCTGGTAGAGGCGATCAATGCCGAACGATATAAGCCTGTAGAGGAAGCGGTATGGAGCGTGACGGGCAGACCTGATAACTTCCTTGGTGTTCGCTGATGGAACATATCATTTATGAAATCGGTATCGAAAAACCAGAGGTACTCGGCTCCGGCTCCCAAGTCTCTCACGTAGAGAGGTTCTTGGACAAGGACGCGGCGTTCGGAGCATATCGTCACGGACGCTACAACTACTTAAAACGGATCACTTCTCATAACGGAACTCGTCTCATAGAATGGTGGGATGATGAAAAATCCGCATGGGTAAAATAATCCAAGGGCGCGTACAGCAAAACGACAGAAGCATCAATCTGAATTTTTGCGCCCTGTTTAACACGCCGTAGCTTAATGGTTAAAGCACGTATTTCCCGGTTTGAAAAGGTCGGCTTCAGCAATTCTCTCAGGACTTGTAATCCCGTGATGTTGGTTCGAATCCTTCCGGCGTGTCTCTAAAAGCTTATGAGCATCTAAAGGCTTTTGCATAAAATCTAAATAGGCATTTGCCGAAAGGTTTTTATGTTTTCTCTGCGGGATTCCGGATTACCAAAGGGTGAGGATGCCAATCGTTGATAACTGGCGTTAGCAGTTCATCGGTGGTCGAGTGTGCAGACCTGCGGAATACCGTTATACAAAAAATGCGCACGAACAAGACAGCGCCACCTCTGCCACAGCAGCAAGTGCCCCGCGCCTGTCGTCTGTAAAAGCGGAAATCATCGCTTATAGAATAGCCAGACGGAATGACCGCCCGCGAAGCTGTTCAACTTCTGTTAATGCTGGATTGCAACCAATGGTTTGGTCAACCCCGCGTTGCAATCACATTGGGGTATCGTCAAGCGGTAAGACACAGCACTTTGACTGCTGCATCACAGGTTCGATTCCTGTTGCCCCAGTTCTCCGTTTTATGGAGTGTATGACCATGTAGCTCAGTTGGTAGAGCAATCAAAAAAACGGATGTTGACAAACATCCGGACAGCTAAAACATGAAGTGTCACAGGTTCAAATCCTGTCGTGGTCAAACAAGTAAATAAGGACGCAGACAGCAAACTTTTAAATTCTTTCTGCAAAAAAGATATAATCGCGTCCTGTAATGCCCCGTGTAATTTCAATGGTAGAATCCGCGCTATATATGCGTGAAATTCGGGTTCGACTCCCGGCTCGGGGCTTTTATTTTTTACGAAAGGAGCTTTAGACGTATGCCTAATTAGATATTAGACGTGCACCAAAAATCACATCCAACAAATTACATAAGGAGGAATTATGGCAAAGCCGATTAGACCTGCCAACACAACCGCCAATCCGGATCCGTTCGGACTCAGATGGCGGAAAAACATCAATACAACTCCATGCACCATCGTGATCCGCTACAGTGAAAACGGCGCAGTAATCAAAATCACGGAAAACAAAACAAAAACGACCATCATTGAGATGGTGCGCCGTTATTACAAAGACGAGCCGGACATCAGGGCGGGAATCAACGCCGCCCTCGACAAGCTGTTCGCGCATTTAGAAGATGGATATACCGGCAAGGTCGTCTGCGTATCATCGGACTTCCCGAACACGTTCACGCCGGGCAAGGTCTACTACATGCGGGACGGCATTATCAACTGCAACGACGGATTTTATAATCCCGAGGGTCCCCGCTATAGGACGCTCGCTGATCTCAACGCTATCGAAGGACATTATTTCATTCCCTATATGGGCGAAAACGAAATCGGAGTAAAAAAATGCATAGAGTAAAAATCAACCTTGTGACAATGGAGGATGTCAAAAACTTCGTAAAGATCGCCTCCACCGTACCGGACAAAGTATTCGTAACCGATGGCGACCGCTATGTCTGTAACGCAAAATCCATCCTCGGCTGTCTCGCGGCAATGGAATGGGACAACATCTACGCCCAAAGCGAGTTCGATATTTACAGTCGCATGGAGGCGTTCGCGGAATGAAATTTCCAAAATCAGAACAGGTAGTTGAACACCTCCAGTCCGCCAGTGGCAAGACGGAGTACGTTGTAACAAAGTCCACCAAAGACCCGCCGATGTTCACTCTTTGGAAGTTGGAGGGCGACAAGCCTGTAAAAGTGGACAAGCATACAAATCCAAAAGCTCTCCGGCAAATCTGGTTAGACGAGGTGGGTGAATGATCGACAGACTCAAAGTTTTTCAAACCGAACTCGAAGAAATCCAGACCAAGAACATCCGCAAATACGCGGAACTCGCAATCCAGAATGTCCTTCCGGAATACTTCTTCTATGTTCCCGCAAGCTCTACAGGAAAGTACCACCCGGAATACGCCATCGGAACCGGCGGACTTGTTCGTCACACAAAGGCTATGGCAAAGATCGCAATCGACGTGCTGGGACTGGAGTATTTGCAATACACACAGGAAGAAAAAGACCTTATTTTAACGGGCTGCATTCTTCATGACGGCAGAAAGTCCGGTGCGGAAGAGGACAAATCGGAATACACGAGGGCAGACCATCCACTTCTCATGGCAAATGCTCTTGCAGAGGCAGAGTGTCTGCGCAATATTATCCCGGCAGAAGCGGAGAATTTTCTTTTCGATGTCATCACGTCTCATATGGGGCAATGGAATACCGATTACAAGACTAAGAAAGAAATCCTTCCAAAACCAGAAACGTGGGCGGAATTCTTCACGCACCTGTTCGATTACCTCGCGTCCCGGAAGTACCTGACCGTCTCCTTTACCGGCGACTACTATCACCCGGATAACTACCAGATGGCGGAACCCGCATCGGAAGAAATCATTGAGCAGATTATCCAAACCTGTAAAGAGAAAATCCAATCCGGAGTAGACCGCGACCGTCTCTACAACATCATCGCTACCTATAACGACGGACTCCGCAATCCAAACAACATCAAAACCCAAGAAACCGCCGAGACAATTCTTGCGGCAATCAAAGAAACAGAGGTGAATAATGACGGAACCCAAGACCCCAACCATGTTTGACACACTATCCCAGATCGACCTGACAAAGTTTCACAAGAAGAAAGGCAGTATTACATATCTCCCGTGGTCAGTGGCGTGGGCGGAAACCAAGAAGCGATTCCCCACCGCGCATTGTGAAATCGTAAAGACCCCGGACGGCTGCATTTACCATACCGATGGCAAGACCTGTTGGGTAGAGACATCTATTACAATAGACGGCGAAACCCAGAACGAAACCCTTGCCGTCATGGACAATCGCAATGCCTCCATCGCCGCAGACGCAGTGACATCCACAGCAGTCGGCAAGGCAATCAAGAGATGTATGGTCAAGAATCTCGCACTCTTTGGACTTGATCTCAACCTGTGGAACGGTGAAGAGCTCTCCGACGCGGCAAAGGAGAAGAAGGACGCGGACGAAAAGAAGAACGCCGCCGAGCTTGCGGATCTCAAGAAGGAAATCATCCGCGTATGCACCGAAATGAAAGAATCCGGCGCGGACATCAACGTAATTTACAAAATCATCGAAGAAATCAGCGGCACCAAGAATCCGAACTCCATCAAGGACGTGACCGTAGCAAAGGAAGTTCTCGACGCCGTAACCAATATTCACTAATACAAGGAAGGTAAATCATCATGGCAGATACAAACGTAGTAGTAATCTCTGGCAGACTCACAAAAGACCCTGAGTTAAAGACATCGCAGAGCGGCATGTCCTATTGCCAGTTCACAATCGCCAATAGCCGCAAGAAGGACGAATCGAGCTTTTTCAATTTCACGGCGTTTGGCAAGACTGCAGAATACCTTTGCAATTACGCAAAGAAAGGCAGCTATGTGATCACCACGGGATCTGTAGAGCAGAGGAAGTATACCAACAAAGATGGCGTAGAAGTCACAGGATATAGCTTCACCACAAACTCTGCTGATATTATCGGAGGTAAAGCACCGCAGCAGAACACATCCTCCGCCGCCCCGCAACAGAATCCGGCTCCCGCGCCGCAGCCTGTAGCACCCGAATCTAACGAAGAGCTTCCCTTCTGAGGTGAATCGTGAACCTCTCAAAGAATGAACGGGTTTTTGTTCTCGATTCTATGAGATGGAGCTACTCCTCTGCGAATGCGTTCTCAACTTGCCCGCGCATGTTTTACCTGACGTATCTGGAAGGACATGACCGGCTCCCGAACGCATTCGCCGAATGGGGAAGCTTTGGACACTCCATTCTCGAAAAGTATTACAAAGGCGACCTTGCGTTATTTGACCTGTCCTCTTATTACGCAGACCACTATAAGGAAAACGTGGAGACATTCTTTCCGCCGTCCAAAAACAACGTTATGCCGACCAGCTATTATAACGCCGGGCTTGTGTATTTTGACTCGTTCGAGGATCCGTATCACGGAGATGAAATCCTCGGCGTAGAGCAGAAATTCCAGAAGAACATCGGCGGGCATGACTTCGTGGGCATTATCGACCTCATCGTAAAGGACAAGGACTCCGGGGACATCTTCATCGTAGACCACAAGTCAAAGAGCAAATTCAAGAGTCAAGAAGAGCTGCACAATTACCTCCGTCAGCTCTATCTGTATAGCCTCTACATAAACGAGACATACGAAATCGACCCGTCAAAACTGATCTTCAATATGTTCCGGGCGCAGACCACGGAAGAAATCCCGTTTGATAAAACCGAGCAGACCGCCGCTGTAGATTGGTTCAATAAAACCGTCGATAGCATTTACAAGGAAGAGGATTTCCCGGCGAATCCGTCCGATTATTTCTGTAATTATATCTGCTCCGTCCGTAACAGGTGCGAACACTCTTCATGTTTCACCGAAGGAGGTGAGGAAAAACGATCATCGAAAAGGAACTTATCGCGGAAGCCAAAGAAAAACTAAGCGACTCCATGCCCATGATTATGGCGGAGGAACTAAACCTACAGGAATTCGACGAGCGGAATCTGAAAGCCCTCTGCCCGTTTCACGAAGAACACACGCCGAGCTTTGTCTATAATAGAAAGAACTATACGTATAAATGCTTCGGCTGCGGCAAATCCGTAGACTTAATCGACGTGTACCAGTCCAAGGGCTTTACATTTACGGAATCCGTTCAGAAGCTGTTTGAGTTGGCGGGAATGCAGTACAGCTTCGGCGAACACCACGTCAAAACCATGACACAGTACCGCTACCCAACCGAGGTTCCTCTGAACGAAAAGAAGAACGTCTACGCCTATCTCGCCTTGCGGAAAATCTCCCCGGCGACAGCGGATTATCTCGACATCCGGGAAGATTCCCATGGTAATCTCGTGTTCAACTATTATGATACGAACGATACCCTGACGATGGTCAAGTACCGTCCGAGCCATAAAATCAATAAAGAAGCGGGCGAGAATAAAAACTGGTGTCAGCCGGGCGCGGATACCTGCCCCATTCTATACAACATCAACCGCATCAATACAACTCAGCCGCTTCTCATCTGCTCCGGCGAACTCGACTGCGCGGCGGCAGTGGAATGTGGATGGACAAACGCCGTATCGATTCCTTTGGGAGATGGAAACACTCAATGGGTGGAGCATTGTTGGCAGTGGCTTGAACAATTTGACTCCATCATTATAGCGGCGGACAACGACGAGTCTGGCGAAAAATACCTCAAAGGAATTATCCCCCGTCTCGGATCGTGGCGATGCAAAACCATGCAGATTCCTCGTACTTATAAAACAGAAGACGGCGTGGTACATAAAATCAAAGACGTAAACGAAGCCCTGTTGTGGATGGGCAAGGTCGCTGTTTACAATCTCATTCTGTCTGCAAAGGACAATCCCATCCCATCCGTGATCGATATGTCGGAGGTTAAAGCAAAAGATTACTCCAGTATGCCGGGTGTGGAAACAGGCATCGTGCCAATAGACAAAGAGCTCATGCGCCTGTTCTACGGGACGTTGACCGTCTTAACCGGTCTGCCCGGATCCGGCAAGAGTTCTATCCTTTGTCAGATTGTAGCAAACGCGCTCGACAACGGCGTAAACACATGGATGTTCTCCGGAGAGCTGCCGGAATATATGGAGAAAAGCTGGCACTTATACGTCATGGCGGGTCCACGGAATGTAAACCAGTACCAGTCCAAAGAGGGGGACTTCTATTACCGCGTAAAGGACGGTGTGGAAGATGCCATTGACGAGGAGTATCGCGGCAGATGGTTCCTCTACAGAGACGATTACGATAAGGATATGGACTCCCTTATGGAAGCAATGATCTGCTCCGCACGGAAGTATGGTTCTAAGCTCTTCATCCTCGACAACTTCATGACCATCGATATTGGTAACACAGATGATGAACTCAAGGAACAAACAAACGTAGTGAAACGCTTAATCGACTTTTCTAAGAAGTACGATGTAGCGACGATCCTCGTGTGCCACCCGCGCAAAATCCAGAAGAACACCAACGTTGGTATTCAGGACATCAGCGGCACATCCAACATTGTCAACCTCGCGCACCGAACGCTTTCCATGCGGAAGATCAACGAAGAAGAAAAGATTGGCGTTGCGTTTGGTTCAACCGTGCCGAAGAATATGCTCCAGTACGATGTGGTGGTCAGCATCATCAAGGATAGAATCCGTGGCAGAAGCGGTAAGCTCATCGGCATGTACTACGACCCGCCGTCGAGACGCTTCTACACAACGAACGAAGAATACGACAAACAGTACAACTGGGATAAATCTCAGTACGACACACCATTGACTATGCCCTACCGTGACCCACCGGGCGCGGAACAAGTTTTTGGAGAGACTAATGAGTAAACTCGTTTTTCAGAATTACCATAGACACAGCGAACGCACAAACCCCATGATTTCCGATAGTACCGTGAAGAACGAAGATTACGCAAAGGCGGCCGTGGAGCGGGGACATCAGATTCTCGCTTCTACGGAGCACGGCTATCAGGGAAGATATATTGAATGCTACGACCTCGTGAAAGAATATAGCCTGAAATTCTTATTCGCCACTGAAGCCTATTGGGTGCGCGACAGAACGCAGCCGGATAACAGCAACTGCCACATCTGGATCGGTGCGAAGAACGAAAACGGCAGACAGTGCATCAATGACATCCTGTCGGAAGCAAATCTGACCGGCTTTTACTACCGCCCCCGGCTTGACGTGCCTCTGATCCTGTCACTCCCTAAGGATGACGTGTGGGTAACATCCGCTTGTATCGCCGGATGGAAGTACGAGGACGCGGACGAAATTTTCCGCACGATGTTCGATCACTTCGGCAAAAACTTCTTCTTGGAAGTCCAGTACCACAACACCCAGAAGCAAAAAGATCTCAACAAGCACATCCTGACACTACACGACAAATGGAAGTGCCCCATCATCATGGGATGCGACAGCCACTACATAACGGAAGACCAAGCGACCGCGCGGGATGATTTTCTCGTATCCAAGGGCTTGAATTACGAAGATGAGGTTGGATGGGCTTTAGATTATCCAACCGGCGAAGAAGCCTACGAGCGTTTCGCCGCCCAAAATATCCTTTCCCATTCCCAAATTATCGACGCGATTGCCAATACAAACACCTTTCTCGACGTGCAGGAATACGAGTCCGAGATATTCAACGAGGAAATCAAAATGCCATCGCTCCATCCGGATTGGACGCAGGAGCAGAAAGACGCGGAGTACGAACGACTCGTATGGCAAGGCTACGATGCGTACAAATCCAAGATCGACCCCGCGCTTTACCCTTTGTATGAAAAGGAAATCAAAAGCGAAATCGCCATCGTCAAAGAAACGAAAATGGCGGACTACTTCATCGACAATTACTACATTATAAAAAAGGGTAAAGAAAACGGCGGCTGGCTGACCAAGAGCGGGAGAGGCTGCTTCGCAAAAGGCTCGCTTGTAAAGACGCCGGGCGGCAATATTCCCATTCAGGACATCAAATACGGAGACACAGTATACGACCTCGACCGAACAGAACGCCGGGTAACTTCCCTGTTTCACTACACGGAAGAATCGCCCATGACCAATCTCCACTACACAGAGAACGGGATTTCGCAGACGATTCAGTGTACACCGGATCATAAAATCCTGTGTTGCGTGAATGGAGAACGAATCTGGCGGGCGGCAAAGTCTCTTGTTGTCGGCGACGAATTGTGTACCCATAGCGGTACAAGAGCGTTCGTCACACAGTCGATACTTTATTCAAGTAAAGTACGAGATTGGTACGATATTGAAGTCGAAGGAACGCATTCCTACGTCGTGAATGATGTGGTCGTGCATAACTCCGCCGTTTCCTTCATCACCAACAAGCTTCTCGGCTTTACGGAAGTGGACAGAATTGCCGCTAAGGTAAAGATGTACCCGGAGCGATTCATGAGTGCCACAAGAATTATCGAAGCCAAAACCTTACCGGATTGAAACCAGTCCCTTTACACAGTGATGTGTATAGCAAATCCAGAATATCGGGGAAAATCCTGAGAGCTTTATCTACCAAGCGTTACGGAAACGGAAGCGCGGCGCGACCAACCATCGCGGTATGGTAACAAGGATAAAGATTGGACAATCCCGAGAGACAGCCCGTACAGGGAAGCTCGTAACGACTACCAATGGATTGCCGCGACTCCGTCAACGCAAGTGGTATAGTCTATCCCCGTCAAAAATATCGGGAAACCGAGGGTATCAGAGATTGACTTTAACGTAGCACCCGTAGAACCATTCGCCCGTGCCCAAAAGGAAGTTCTCGGCGAAGAACACGCATACCCGATGATCTCCTACGGCACGTTCCAGAAATCCGCCGCGTGGAAGCTCTACGCCAAAGCAAAAGGAATCCCATTCGAGATCGCAAACGCCGTCTCCGACCAGTTGAAAAAATACGAGATGGCCGTGAAGCACGCAGAAGAAGATGAAAAGGATACCATCGACGTACAGGACTTCATCGAACCGCAGTACGTAGACATCTTCAACGACTCTAAGGAATACATGGGTCTGATCACGTCGTGGTCAATCGCCCCGTGTTCGTATCTGCTGTACGCCGGGAACATCCGCCGGGAAATCGGACTCGTAAAAATCAAAGACCACGTGTGCTGTCTAATGGATGGCGCGTGGGCTGAAAAGAAGCACTTTCTTAAAAATGACCTTCTCAAGGTGTCGGTCGTCGAACTCATCTACAAATCATATCACGCCGCAGGAATGGAGCCGCCGGACGTGAACGACCTCTTAAAAATGGCTCCGCCGGAAGACGACTGTTGGCAGATGTACGCTAAAGGATGTGTTAAAGGCTTGAATCAGGTTGAAAAAACTGGAACAAGCGCGAGAGTTGGAAAGTATGCGCCTAAAAACATCTCAGAAATGTGTGCGTTCGTGGCTGCAATCCGGCCTGGATTCCGCTCAATGTTCTCCACGTTTGAATCTCGTAAACCATTTAGCTACGGAGTAAAACAGTTTGATGACCTGATCCAGACAGAAGAAATGCCGAATAGTTTCCTTCTTTATCAGGAACACATCATGACCGCACTGAACTACGCCGGAATTCCCATGTCCGAATGCTACACGGCAATAAAAAACATTGCGAAGAAGAGAGTCGAAAAAGTACTTGCCTATAAGGATAAGTTCATTACAGGATTTACTACAGCGATTGTTAAAGACGGAAAGACAGAATCTGAGGCAAAAATGCTATCCGAGAAGTTGTGGCAAATCATCGAAGATTCTGCGCAGTATAGTTTCAATTGCTGCTTGACCGGAGATACAAAAATCAAACGATCGAGCCAAGGAGGTAAAGACAACTTCTCGATTGGCGAGATGTATCACATCAAAACAGACACAACATACGCCAAATCAACTGGGCACAAGGATTTGATGAAGAAATACAGGTACAAAGGCTATGGATATGCTCTGTCCCTTTACGAAGACGGAAGAATCCATCAGAACAAAATTGTTGACATCCGTCCCGCCGGAGTAAGAATGACATACCGCATCACAACATCTGATGGGCAAACTGTAGACTGTACAGATAATCATAAATTCCCAACTCCCAATGGTGAAAAGCGATGTGACGAATTACATATCGGAGACGATTTATACAGAATTGGGATTTACGAAAAGGACAAAACAAAATATGCGTTTACCAATGGTATTTTTGAATCAAATATTCCTGTAAAAGGTCAGAAAGGTTTTCAGGCAAATCCGTCTGGAGATACTGTTGTCTACAACCAATACAGAAAAGAGTGCATTGCCAAAGACAAACCGTGTACTGATTGTGAATTGCCATATTCTCATGATGTAAGATTTGAAGTTCACCACATCGACTTCGATAGGACTCACAACGAGCCGTCGAACTACGCATGGCTGTGCTGCAATTGCCACAAGAAACGACACTATGCCGCCGGGCGTAAAAAGCGTTACGACAAAGGCATTCCATCCGATTTGACTACCATTATTTCTATCGAGCCGCTCTGTGAACAAGAAACCTACGACGTAGAAATGGCAGCCCCGAATCACAATTTCGTTCTCGATAACGGACTCATCGTCTCCAACTCCCACTCCTACTGCGTCTCCCTCGACAGCCTCTACTCCGCATGGATCAAAGCCCACTACCCCCTCGCATTCTACGAAACCCTCCTTCAGATCACCGAATCCAAGGGCGACAAAGACAAGCTTGTAGAGATCAAGCACGAGGCGGAGGACTACTTCAATATCATATTCCCATCCTTCAAATTCGGGCAGGACAACCGGGCGATCCGCGCAAATACAGAAAATAATTCCATCTCCAACTCTCTGACCTCTATCAAGAACATGCCAAAGGCTACATCGGAACTTTTCTGGCAGGTCGCACAGACCAAACCCACGACCATGATCGACGTCCTTATCCAGTGCGGCAATCTTCACGTTTCGGACGCGGCAATCAGAATGCTTGCAAAGATCGGCTACTTCGATGCGTTTGGCAATATTCCGGAGATCATGCGCATTATCGACCTTTATGACTTCTTCAATAAAGGCATGGCAAAAACAGTATCTAAAAAGAAGGATCTTGCCCCAGAGCTTTTTGAAATCGTAAAGAAATATGCAACCGACAGAAACGCAAAAGGGGAAGAACTCTCTTCCTATACCATCACAAATCCCGAAATCGATAGGCTGAAATCGGAACTCACCAATCTCAAAAAAGCCTATAAAAAGGCCCCCGATGAAAATCTGGCGGAAAAAATTACGGCAAAATCTGAAGAGATCGATTCCGCTATTTGCACCCATGAGGCCGGGATGCTCCGCGAGATGGAGGCGTATATCCTCTCCAAAAAGATCGAAGATCTGGACTACGCCAATAAAATCCAGAATCAGATTGAGATCCTTGGGTATGTAGATCTCTACAGCGGCAAAGAGGAAGACCGGCGGAAGCTGTTTGTCGAGGACATCCGCCCCTTGAAGGATAAAAAGAATGGCGACATCTGGTGCTACCGTATCGATACTCGATCCATTGGCAGCGGAAAAACCTCTTCTCTGACCGTCCCGGTCGAATCCTATAAGGAGTATCCCATAAAGAAGAACGACATCATATCCGTTCCGCCGGGCGCACTGAAAAAGAACCGCAAAGGATATTGGTATCTCTATTTTTATGATAAGGTGTACGCATGAGCCAGATTATCATTACAGAAAAAATTTTCGCCCGCCTTGACCATCCGGAATATGGCGACGCAAAATCCATCCGATTCGCCGAACAGAACCTATTCCAGAACATCATGTATCAGGTAGAAATTGTGGACTGGAAGGGAGACAAAACATTCGTTGCCCTGCGCGGCGTGGTCGGCTGGTACACTTCCGAAATGTTTTCGTTTTATTAAGTAGCCCAAGAACACTCGCGACTTTAGTCGTGAGATGAATTGGGCGATATAGTAAGCACATAGGGAAACTTGTGTGTAGTGGCTGATTTACCAGTCCAATACTACCTGAATTGCTAGAAACCCCTAAAGCTATTCAAACTACAACGTAATATCCAATTGGATATAAGCGTGAATGTGACGAAAGTAGAAAAAATTGAATAGATGGTGCAAGGTTAAATCCTAAACACTTTAGAATGGGCAATCAGCAGCTAAGACCGAAAGGTAAAGTTCAACGACTATTCCTCTTGAGGGAAGTAGGTACAAGCGTACCGAAGTGGGTAGACCCTAACAGGTAAAGCTGAGGGATAAGATATAGTCTGTGCTTATGTGAAAGCATAAGATACCTACCGTTTTACGGACAAGGATGCGTAAGTGTAGCGAACTTACGTGAACGACAGCCTCAAAGCGATTAAAAGTAGGAACTACGGTTCTCACATATGTTAAGAAGGAGATATGGAAAAGGCATATAAATATCGAATATATCCAAACAAAAGGCAAAAAGAGCTTTTGGTAAAAACTTTTGGTTGTTGCAGATACGTGTACAATCACTATCTTGCAATGAAGATTAACTTATATAAAGAATCTAAAAAAACAATGAGCTATATCCAATGCAGTGCTGATTTGACCGCGCTAAAGAAAGAATTAGAGTGGTTAAAAGAAGTCGATTCTACTGCGTTACAATCTTCATTGAAAGATTTGGATACTGCTTATCAGAAGTTCTTCAAGGGGCATACTGGATTTCCAAAATTCAAGTCTAAAAAGACACATGAGTTTTCGTTCAAATCAAAATACTCGAATAACAATATTGAATTTTGCAACAAACATATCAAGTTACCAAAACTTGGAATGGTTAAAATTAGAGACAGGCAAGTACCACAAGGCAGAATACTAAATGCTACCATATCACAAGTACCAAGCGGCAAGTATTACGTGTCTTTATGTTGTACCGAAGTTGAAATCAAGCCATTTGAAAAAACTGGTAAGTCGATAGGACTGGATTTGGGAATCAAAAGTTTTTGTATAACAAACGATGGAAATGTAGTGGAGAATCCAAAGTATCTCAAAAAGTCTCTTACTAAACTTGCTAAATTACAAAAAGAACTATCTCGAAGAACAAAAGGTGGTTCCAATCGCAATAAAGCAAGAATCAAAGTAGCAAGACAGTATGAGAAGATCTCTAATCAGAGAAAGGATTTTCTACAGAAACTGTCTACTGAGTTGGTTAAGAACAATGATATCATCTGTATTGAAACTCTTAAAGTTAAAGATATGGTTGAGAATCAAAATCACAATTTTGCAAGAGAAGTTTCAGATGTATCATGGTACGAGTTTACCAGACAGCTCGAATACAAAGCAAACTGGTATGGTAAGCAGCTTATTAAAGTAGATACGTTTTATCCAAGTTCTCAGTTATGTCATGTTTGTGGATATAAGAATCCCGATATTAAAGACTTAACCATTCGAGAATGGACTTGTCCTTCATGTGGTACGCATCACGATAGAGACGTGAATGCTGCTATCAACATCTTGAATGAAGGATTGAAGTTAGTGATATAACATATGTAAGAACCGTAGGAACTACGGGGATGGCTTGGTTAATATTCGCTCATAGAGCGGAGTTCCCAAGAATCCCGCGATTTTAATCGTGGGAGGTTCAGATGGAGAACGGAAGTCCGTTCGAGGTTGAGACAATGAGACGCAAGGTAAACTACAAAAAACCCAACATAGAAAGGAATGATGATCTACGGACGACAAACGAAGTCTTGTATACAGACTGACAGAAAAGCTCAACGAATGCCGCCGGGAATATTATGAGGAAAACAATCCGTCCATTTCTGACGAGGAATACGACAAATTATTCGATGAACTTAAAAGACTTGAGGAAGAAACGGGATACTCTCTTCCAGATTCACCCACAAAAACGGTAGGGTATCCCGTCAAATCTCTTGAAAAAACAGAACATACAATTCCGCTTCTCTCTCTCGATAAGACCAAATCCATAGAAGAAATTCATAACCGGATGCTGTACAACGACATTGTGGCTATGTACAAGCTGGATGGATTAACGGTAAAGCTCACATACGAAAATGGAAGACTCAAAGAAGCATCGACCAGAGGGGACGGAAGCATAGGAGAAGTGATCACCCGCAACGCCCGCCGGTTTGTCAACATTCCAAAATCCATTCCCACTCGTGAACGTGTTGTTGTGGCGGGGGAGGCCATCGTGATGCGAAACGACTTCGATGAAATCAACTCCGCATTGCCGGAAACGGAAAAATTCCGAACGCCACGCAACTATGCATCTGGTTCTGTGCGCCAACTCGACGATACCGTTTGCGCCAATCGTCGGATTTGCTTCTATGCTTTTTCGCCCATAGAGGGATTTCATTGCCAAACACTTGAACAAAACTTTGAAAAAATGAAAGAGATCGGTTTTGCCGTTGTGCCGTATAAGCTCTTGACGGACAATGTAGACAAGACACCAGTTGCCTTGAAAGATGTAGCTGCGGCAATGCGAGATTCCGCTAATGCCGATAAAATTCCCATCGATGGCGTAGTCTTTCGTTATAATGATTTGAATTATGGAAACTCTCTTGGCAGAACCGCGCATCATTACAATTACGCAATTGCCTACAAATTCGAAGATGAATTTGCCATATCTACCCTCCGTGATATTGAATGGACGGTGGGCAGAACCGGAACTCTGACGCCGACTGCCGTATTCGATCCTGTAGAACTGGACGGAACAATGGTATCCCGCGCCAGTCTCCACAATATGCGCATCATCAGTAATCTCAAACTCAACATTGGCGATACCATCAAGATTGTAAAGGCGAACATGATCATCCCGCAGGTGACGGAGAATCTGACGAAATCCGGCGGCTACCGAATGAATCCACGATGCCCGGAATGCGGTGAAATTCTGACACGCGTAGATACAGACGATACCGTACAAATCCTTTGCGAAAACCCCAACTGCCCCGGTAAATTCATTGAGCGGCTGACCTACTTCTGCGGCAAGCAAGCCATGAATATTGTTGGATTGTCCAGAGAGAACCTGAAAAAACTGATCGCCTCCAAACTCGTGAGAACGCCGAGCGATATTTACAAAATTCCTAATGAGCCGTTTCTCCGCATTCAAATGGTCGGTATCGGCAGAAAAACGTTTGACAACATTTGCGCCAGCATCGAAAAGAGCCGGGACACAACGCTTGAAAAGTATATCGTGTCTCTCGGAATCCCGGGTATTGGCAAGTCCGCCGCCAAAATCATTTCCGATTTTGAAGGTGGAGAGTACAGCAATTTCATGAAACACATTGTCAGCGGATACAAATATGAACGGTTAGCGGGGATCGGAACCGTTCTCGGCGGTGCGATCTCCTCGTACTTTTTCGATGAAGCAAACCGGAATGAAGCCATTAAGCTTGCTGCTATGATGCGGTTCAAAGAGAAAAAAACAAAGGATATTTTGAACAACCACACACCATTTTCCGGCAAAGTGATGTGTGTGTCCGGATCCTTTGAAGGATGTAAAAAAGAAGATGTCGAAAATATGCTGACAGACGCCGGGGCGGAAATTGCAAAAAGTGTCACAGCAAATACAAATTACGTGGTGGCAGAAGACAATCTGGAAACGGCAAAAGTGAAAATCGCCCGGCGGAAGAACATTCCCATTCTGTCACTTGCGAAAATTAAAGAAATGTTAGGAGAGCACAAATGAAGTATTCAGTAGTAAACGGAGACATTCTCACCGCCCCTCGCGGCACAACACTGGCGTTTTTTACAAGCGCGGATTATGGTTACGTCTCGCCGGTAGAAAACAGAATCGCCGAGGTCTATAATATGAGAGAAAAAATCATGGAGTATTACCCGGATGATCTGATTGAACCGGGGTACGCGCTCCTTGTAGAGGATGTGTTTAACCTCGTTGTAAAGGAAAATTCATACGACGATACGACCCATAACATGGTAAAAAAGTGCTTAGCTGAGCTGCGGGTAATGATGTTTGAATTCCGAATCAAAAAGGTGGCGATCCCCAAGTGCGATTTTATCTTCGACTGGACTTTTGTAGAAGAGACAATTCAAAATCTCTTTGCTGAGGACGACGTAGAGATCACCGTGTACGTTGTATAACTTCTTTCCAGTAAAGAATACGTTCATCTTTTGTTTACAAATGCGTTTGTACATTTTTATTGACAAATGCGCGTGTTTGTGATATAATAGGGGCACAGAAAAGGAACGGAGGGTTTACATATGAGAATGTACGGATACGTCAGAGTTTCCACCAAAGGTCAGGCAACAGAGGGGTACGGTCTTGACATCCAAAAAACCGCTATCTTATCGTATTGTGAAACAAAGGGATATAGATTGATCGACACTTACATCGATGCAGGTGTCAGCGGCGTAATGAAGGACGATGAGGACGACTTGAGCAAACGCCCCGGTTGGACAAAAATGCTTTCTGATTTGAAGTCGGACAAGGACGGCATTGACGGCGTTGTTGTTCTCGATACCGACCGTCTCTGGCGTAATGGTGATTCTTCCACCTATGTTCGCAGACAGTTTCGCAAATACGGCGTTGAGATTTTTTCCATCCATCAAGAGGATTACAAAGTCCTGAACCTGACAACAGACAGAAAACTGCATCAAGGGCTCTCCGATCTTCTTGCCGAATGGGATCACGATAAGGTGGTCAATCGGTTGGAGGACGGGCGCGATAAGGCAATGGAGCTTCATAAGATTCGTCCCGCTGGCAGACTTCCTTTCGGATATAAACGAACGCACGATAGAAAGTCTGTAGAAATCGAACCCGATAAAGCAGAACTGATTCAGATGATTTTCGAGCTCGCATCAGAAGATCGCACACTCAGAGAAATCTCAGAAACGCTCCGTTCCCATGGTATGGCGGTATATACAGACGAGCACAACAAATCCAAGTCCTTGGACGCGAAATCCATCAGCAGAATTCTCCACAACGATTACTACATTGGTATCGTAACGTGGGGCGGCAAAAAAATCGCAGGATCCCATCCTGCAATGATTCCTGTAGAGCTATGGAAGTCCTTAAACAAAGACCGGACAGACATAGACTCTATTCTTTGTACCTAATCAATATTTTATGTACATTTATCTTTACAATTTTCTTTATTAAAAAAGGGGGCGATACGTATATATAACGCATACGTAACCAGAATCAAGAACCTACATAAGCATCCGAACGCCGACCGGCTGCAAATCGGCGAATGCTTCGGCAACTCCGTTATCGTCTCTATGGACTATACGGACAACGAACTCGGGGTATATTTCCCCACGGACGGACAGCTCTCCAAGGATTTTGCAGAAGCCAATAATCTGCTCCGCAAGAAGGATGAATCCGGAAAGAATATCGGCGGTTATATGGATCCCGATAAGAGAAACGTGACCACCATCAAGCTGCGCGGTGAGGTATCCGACGGACTGTTCCTCCCGGTACGGTGTCTGCTTCCCTTTGCCGATAGCGAAACGGTAGCCAAGCTCCAGCCGGGCGACATCGTCACAACCTTCAACGGACACGAAATCTGCAAGAAGTACATCCCGCGCAGATCGGAAAGAATCCCTCGTGCTCCCGGTAAGAAAAAGGTAAAAACGTCCAACGAACCAGTTGCTCCCTTATTTAGGGAACATGAGGACACTGCACAGCTTGACTACAACCTGTCTGAATTCAAACCGGGAGATCACGTGGAGATCACGCTAAAGGAACATGGCACATCTCAGCGCACGGGCAGACTTCCTGTTTTAAAGGGATATAAGCGGACGCTGATTGACAGAATCCGCCGACGCCCCGGCAAACCGATCTATGAATGGGACTATATCTCCGGCACAAGAAGAACAACCCTGAAGGACTTTGAGGACGGCGGCTACTATGGTTCAAATGCATTCCGCAAGCCGCACCACGACGCATTCGTCGGCAAGCTCGAAAAAGGCGAAGAGGTCTACTACGAAGTCGTAGGATTTACCACGGACGGAACGCCTATCATGCCGCCCGGTCAGAACAAAAAGGTCGGCGACGACTTTATCAAACAGTATGGCGAAACGACTACGTTCTCTTACGGTTGTACACCGCATCCCGAAGAAACTACATGCGCATATGACCCGGATATGATGAATCTGGAACAACCAATCCCGCAGAGCGACCTGTATGTTTATAGAATGACGATGACGAATGAAGACGGATTCACGGTAGAATACCCGCCGGACTTCATGCGATACCGCTGTGAACAGATGGGGGTGAAAACCGTTCCGGTGTTCTGGCATGGTTACATCGATGAGAATGAACCGGATCCGGGTGCGTTCATCGAAAAGAAAGCCAAAGAATTCTATGACGGCACAGACCCCATCGGCAAGACCCACATTCGAGAAGGTGTCGTCTGTCGAATTCTGAACCGCGCGAAGTTCAAAGCCTATAAGAAGAAAAACGACTCCTTCAAAATTCTTGAGGGAATCATCAAAGAGTCCGCCAAAGCGCCGGACATGGAAGAGGGTCAAGAGGAAACGGATGCCTGAGATTAAAATTCTGATCGCCCCGCCGGGAGCCGGTAAAACCACATGGGCAATGGAATATCTCAAAGAACACCCAGATGATACCGTCCACATCTCATCGGACGAGATACGGAAGAAACTGTTCGGTGACGAAACGTGTCAGGACGACCCGTGCAGAGTGTTCGGCACGATGTGTAGCCGCGCGGCAGATGCCTTGAAGAATGGTTTCAACGTAATCTACGACGCGACGGACATGACGAGAAAATCCCGGCGGCAGATTATTGGTAGCGTTCCCAAAGGTACAACCGTTATCGCGCAGATCATCTGGCGCAGCCCGGAAAAATGTATCGAAGCCGATAAAGAGAGAACGCGCACGGTCGGAGAGCACGTGATCGATCAAATGATCCGCAGCTTCCAAGCTCCGTATTACGACGAGGGGTTTGACAAAATCGATTGGCATCTGAACGTGTCCGATTCATTCTTGCCCGCAGAATATTACTACCACATACTGAAGCGGTGTGATATCCACCAAGACAATCCGCACCATTCCTTAACGGTCGTCGATCACAACATAGCCGTCAGAAATTATCTTTCCGATATTGGCGCAGACATGGAGCTTCTAATATCCGGAGGTCTTCACGACGTCGGAAAACCTTATGTGAAAGACTTCCACAATGCTAAAGGAGAGCCGACAGAGATTGCGCATTACTACGGACATCAGGGATACTCCGCGTGGTTGTCCATCCCGTGCCTTACTCATCACTCGTTTCAAAACGACGACACAAGAAAAATCTGTTGGTTTATCTCCAATCACATGGAACCGTATATGAATACAAAGTATTATAAAAATCTTCCGCCGGAGCTAAAAGCTGAACTGGATCTGCTCCACGAAGCGGACGAAAATGCAAGATAAAGGAGAATAAAAAATGATGAACGCATTAAATGGTATGTTTGGCAAGGTAGCCCCCGGAATGTGCAGACTCTCTATGAGTGGAGGAATCGCAGTCAAGACAGACAATGGATATAAGTCCTATAACGTCAAGACTGGCAGACTCACCAACTGCGACAATTTTGTATTCAACGCCGGAGAAGAATTCTTCTTCGTAATCCCGACCAACAAGGTGTCCGTCGGCGATATCATTTTAGTGGCAGGTAAGCCTAAGTGCGTAATAGAAACAGAGAAGAATCGCATTACGGTTATCAATTATGAAGATTCCACTGTCGATACCATTCTCCCGGAGCGTCACGTGTTCATGGGGAATACATACTTCTACGGAAAAATCGTTTCTATGTTCGGCGACATGAGCGGCAAGCACAAAAATAACAAGATTCTGAAATACATGATGCTCTCCTCTATGATGAGCGGCGACAATTCCGGAGGGATGAGCAACATGATGCCTTTGCTGATAATGAACGGTATGGGCGGCGATATGTTCGGAGACATGTTTGACTTTGATGAAATGGACGACACAGAAGACTCCGATGATGCAGATGAAAGTGAGGAAGTATAATGGGCGGCGGAACTTGGACGAAGACAGATTTTGTAACGTATTCCTGTTCGGTTGGTAAGAGCATGGAAACCAATGGAACAGTGAGTCTTGATGGCATGTCCGTACAAGATATGTATAAGAGTGTACGCTTAAACGCATCTCTCAATCCGTACAACGTCATGCGCGAATGTAGAGACTCAGAGGAACATCCGAATACCATCCCCGTGATTCTTGCTCTTGATGTCACAGGATCTATGGGCAGTACCGCTATGGTTGTTGCAAGCGAGTTAAACACCGTCATGACAAATCTCTTCTCCAGTGTCAAAGATGTGGAATTTCTCGTGATGGGAATCGGCGATTTGGCATACGATACCTCTCCCATTCAAGCGTCTCAGTTTGAATCAGATATTCGCATCGCGGAGCAGCTCGATAAGATTTACTTTGAAGGTGGTGGCGGCGGGAACAACTTCGAGTCTTACACAGCAGCATGGTATTTCGCCGCGAGACACACTGATCTTGATTGCTGGAAACGTGGCAAGAAAGGAATCCTCATCACAATGGGTGATGAATTTCTGAACCCGTATTTACCGGCAAAGCCTCTGGCAGAAGTCACCGGGGACGGTGTTCAGGAAGATATCTCCACTGCGTCTCTGTATGTAGAAGCTCGTAAGAAATACGACATTTACCATATTCACGTAGACCATAGACAGTGGGGGCGGGGTGGCGAAGAATTAAAGAAGAGTTTCACCTCCATTCTCGAAGATCAACATTTTATCAGCGTCGGCGTAGACAAAGTCGCGGATACCATTGTGGACATCGTTATAAAATCCAGTGCGGGCACAACAGAACCGACACAGACGGGCGGTATCTCTTGGTAACATGGAGAGAAAGGAAGTAAAAATTGTAATCGGCAGTAATTTCGGGGACGAAGGAAAGGGGCTGATGGCGGATTATTTCTGCCGTCAGTTCCTCAAGAACGGACAGAGAGCCATTACAGTTATGAGCAATGGCGGCGCACAGAGAGGGCACACAGTTGTTGCACCAACTGGCGAGAGACACGTGTTCAAACACTTCGCGTCCGGCACGTTTGCTCTATCCGATACGTACTACCCGGAAAACTTTATTCTCAATCCTATGGAGTTTTGCCGGGAGCTCAAGCAAATTATCCAGTCTCAGCCAATAGAAACAGCACGTACTCGAATCCTGCTTGATGGCTGGAGCCCCGCCCCCGTTTGCTTCGCGAACGCAAAGTGCAGATGGTCTACCCCATACGACGTAATTCTCAATCAGATCGTGGAAGAATGCAGAGAAGAAAAACGACATGGTAGCTGTGGCATGGGAATTTGGGAAACGATAGCAAGACACAACTCCTACCTCTATTCATATACATTTCAGGAGTTTTGTCATCTAAAAGAGAAAGATCAGATCTCATACTTAAAATCCATCCGCGACGAGTATTTCATCGACAGGTTGAATCGGTATGGAATCCCCAGCGTCCCGCCCGAATGGAAATCGGTCGTTTATTCTCCAGAGCTTATCGAGCATTTCTTATCAGACGTAAATACGATGGCAAAAAACATCTGCTTTGATTACGACTACGAGCCACTGACCCGTTATAATAGCATCGTTTTTGAAAACGGGCAAGGTCTTCTTCTCGATCAGAATATGACATTGTTCGGAAATAATACCACCCCAAGTAACACTGGATGTTGGGAACCTGTGATGATTATTGGAAAAGCATTTGGTAAAGGCAATCTCAATGATAAGAAAAACAAAAGCGTTCCGCCCATCTCTATTGAGTTATGCTACGTAACGAGAACGTATGTGACAAGACATGGCGCGGGGCGATTCGACGAAGAGTGCTCTAAAGATACTCTCAATCCCAACATGAATGACAAAACGAATATCACGAATCCATTCCAAGGTGTACTCCGATACGGCGAACTAAACCCAGCCGGATTACAGTACAGAATCCGCAGAGATCTGAACAACATGGCGTTCTGTCATTTTCCGTGGAAAGCAGGAATTGCATTGACACATACAGACGAATACTCCTGCGACTTATCCGGCATGGATATCCCTGTCAGGTATTATTCCGATGGAGAAACAAGCAACAACGTACACGCTCTAACAAGATATTAAAAAAGGAATCCAAAATGAAAAATATTTCCGATGAAGTAAAATACAATTCCGACCGATTCCGGGAAATCATTCACGACTACGAGTACGCGCAAGCCGAATGCGTCAAGCTCGACGGGCAGAAAGTGTGAGGAATCCAATGAGAGCTATCTTATTCGTATTCATAGTCGGATTCATCTATTGGCTGTTCGTGGTCTACCATAATGGAAAAAACGGCGTGCCAATGTCCTCATTTGAAGGCGAGGTTTATAACCAAATCCGCACATTTTTAAGCTGGTTTAAATATTAATACATAGAGGAGTTTTTATGAAACAAGTAACATCACTTATCATTGTATTCGCAGTCCTTATTTTTGGAGTAGTTCTTTATGGCGTCTGCACAGAAACAGTAGGCGCGGGATATGAGGGGTTTGTCTATGACCGTACCGCCGGGAAAGACGATAACGTAATCGAAGGTACATCCGTCATCAACAACCCGCGCACCGGTCTGATCTGGCTGAATCCGATCACACAGGATGTACTGAAATATCCGACAACCATCGTGGCAAAATCGTGGTCGCGTATAGAAGAGGGAGACAACAAAAACGATATGTCCATGCAGGTCGGTTCAAAAGAAGGTAAGAATATCGACGCCGACGTGTATATCAGTGTAAAGGCAGCGGATACGGCAAAGATCATCCGCTCGTTCGGTACAAAGAAATTTGACTCCATTATTGATAACGACATCTACGGACTTGTAAAAGGCAAGCTCTCTATCGTGACCCAAAAGTATTCCGTCTACGACATTCAGGCAAGCCGGAGCGAAATTCAAGAAGAAGCGTTCTCCATGCTGTCTCAGGAACTCGTCTCCACCTACGGCATCGAACTCGTCCGGTTTGAAATCGGTACGCTGATCCTGCCGAGCGACATTCAGGAGAAGATCGATAAGAAGACACAGGCGCAGAACGAAGTTGAACTCGCCAAGCTGGAGCGCGAGAAGCAGGACGAGATAAACCAGCAGATCGTGGATCAACAGAAAGCCCAAAGTGAAAAGGAACTGCTCCAGAGACAGACGGAAGCAGACGCGGCGGCATACGAGAAGCAGAGAGAGGCTGAAGCCCAGCTTGCCGTGTCGGAAGCAAACGTAAAGATCGCGGAGCAGGAGCTCAAAATCGCGGAACTGAACAAACAGGCGGAGCTTGAGAAACAGAAAGCCTATACAAAGGAATACTTCGAGAACAAAAAGCTGGACGTGCAGCAGTCTGCCGTGGAAGCAATCAACCCGTCCGTCAAGACAATCATTACGTCGGGCGACGGTGAGGGATACTCCGGGCTTGTAGGCGTCAAGGAGGTGCTTGACTCTATTGGTGGCTGATTTTGTAATCGCGGTAGATTTTGACGGAACCTTGGAACGGGGCGGTGACTACCCCGTTCCGGGGACTCCCAATTATGAACTTATCCGCATACTAAGAGAATTACGAGGAGAAGGGGTCAAGCTCATCCTGTATACCTGTAGAGAGAATCGGGATCTGGGAATCGCTTTGCAATGGTGCTACGAACACGGATTGTTTTTCGACGCCGTAAACGAAAACCTACCGGAGCGAGTCGAGCTCCACGGTAATGACTGCCGAAAAATCGGAGCCGATATGTACATCGACGATAAAGCAAGAACGCCGGAGATGATTATTGAGCTTGTAAAAAGGATGAATAAGTAAGAGTATATGACATACGAAGAATTTATCAAAGAAAGAACCACAATCAAATCCCAGACGGATTCCATCCATGTAGAGAAGAAAGACCTTAACCCAAACCTATTTGAGTTCCAGAAAGACATCGTTCGCTGGGCGCTCGCCAAAGGACGTGCGGCAATCTTCGCAAGCTGCGGTACAGGCAAAACCATCTGTCAGCTCGAATGGGCGCATCACGTACAGAAGCATACCGGAAAGCCCGTGATCATTTTAGCTCCTCTCGCCGTATCCACGCAGACCGTTCACGAGGGCGAGAAGTTCGGCATCGACGTAACGCTGTGCAATGCCGCAGACGATGTAAACTATAACGGCATTAACGTAACCAACTATGAAAAGCTCGATAAATTCCCGGACATCGATTGGGGTGGTGTAGTTCTTGATGAATCCAGTATTCTCAAATCCTTTACCGGAAAGGTGCGCGGACAGATCATTGATAACTTCTGTATGACTCCGTTCCGTCTCGCGTGTACCGCCACACCCGCTCCCAACGATTATATGGAGCTTGGCAACCATTCTGAATTCCTTGGCATTATGTCCTATAGCGAAATGCTCTCTATGTTCTTCGTCCACGACGGCGGCGAGACTTCTAAATGGAGACTGAAAGGACACGCCGAAAAAGTATTCTGGGAGTGGCTCTCGTCCTTCTGTGTGTTTGTGGACAATCCAAAGGACATCGGATACGACCAGCCCGGCTACGATCTGCCTCCCATGCACACAATCGATTGCTGTATCGATAAAGGCATTACAGAAGAACCCGCGCCGGGCAGTATGACATTGACCGATAGAAGAAACGCAAAGCGTGAATCCATCGAATCAAAGGTTTCCTATATCATGGAATTCCTTAAAGATAAAGGGATTCTTACGAAGCGAGACGGCGTGACACGGGATAAGTACATCATCTGGTGTGACCTCAACAAAGAGCAGGATACCATTGCGCACGCACTTGGAGAAAATTGCGTGTCGATTCAAGGATCAACACCGAACGATAAGAAGATTTCCCTTCTCCATGATTGGATGGAGACGGACATTCCGGTTATGGTGACAAAGGCGCAGATGTTCGGCTATGGCTTGAATTTGCAAATCTGTCACAACATGATTTTTTTCGGACTGAACGATTCCTATGAACAATATTATCAAGCCGTGCGTCGGTGTTGGCGGTTCGGACAGCCGGAGGAAGTTAACGTATACATCGTAACGACCGTAAAAGAGGGCGCAATCCAAGAGAACATTCAGCGTAAACAGGCGGATCACGAGAAGATGAGAGCCGCAATGGTAGCGCATACCAAAGAAATTACCGCAAAGGAACTGCGGGGTACATATAGAATCATGACCGAGTATCACCCGGATAAGCCCATGAGACTTCCCAAGTGGGCGGAATTCGGATCCAAAACGGCAGTATAAGGAGAGGTAAAATAAAATGCAGAACGTAGAGAACCAGTACATCAGCGACAGATTTTCCATCTATAACGGGGACTGTGTAGAAGTCCTCCGTGATATTCCGGATAACAGTATCCATTATACCATCAGCTCCCCGCCGTTTGCCAACCTGTATACGTATTCCAACAGCGACCGGGACATGGGCAACTGTAAGGACAACGAGGAATTCCAGAAAATCTTCGCGTACCTGATCAAGGAACTGTATCGTATTACAATGCCGGGGCGTCTTGTTTCCATACACTGCATGAATCTGCCGAGTATGAAATCGAGAGACGGCTTTATCGGTCTAAAGGATTTTCGCGGCGACATCATTCGCGTATTCCAGTCAGAGAATTTTATTTTTCACTCCGAGGTAACTATCTGGAAGAATCCCGTAACGGAAATGCAGCGCACCAAAGCCCTCGGTCTTCTCCATAAACAGATTCGCAAAGACAGCTCCATGTGCCGCAACGGAATTCCGGATTATGTAGTTACCTTCAGAAAGCCGGGTGAAAATCCCGAACCAATTCCGCACGATTACGATACGTTTCCTGTAGACGTATGGCAGAGATACGCGTCTCCGGTCTGGATGGACATCCGCCAGAGCGATACGTTGCAGAGAAAATCCGCCAGAGAGGAGCAGGACGAGAAGCACGTGTGCCCGCTTCAGCGCGGTGTAATTGAGCGGTGCATTGAACTGTGGACAAACCCGGACGACATCGTTCTGGATCCGTTCGCCGGGATCGGTTCCGTTCCCTATTATGCGGTGCTTATGGGCAGAAGAGGACTCGGTGTGGAGCTCAAAGGCTCTTACTACGAACAGGCAAAGAACAATCTTGTCGCGGCGGAACAGGATTATCACGAGCATGGAGCGGATACATCTGTAAAGCTGTGCTGCCCGATCTGCGGCAAGAAGCTGGAAGGAACATCGTGCCCGGACTGCGGGGTAGATCTATGAGATGCCCCGTCTGCGATCAGGAATACGGACACACGCCCGGCTGCCCGGAGGATAAGCCCCTTTGGAAAAGTTTCAACATCACCTATAAAGAAACAATTATCAAAGAGTGCATTACATACGCCCGCAACGAAGAAGACGCAATCAAAAATTTTTATAACGGTATCATCTACGACGAAGAAATCATAGATGAAGAAGCGCAAATCGAGGGGATAGAAAGGACAAACTAACATGCCAACACAAGGAAGTGATATATGATCTTTAAAACTTACAAATATCGCATATACCCAAACAAAAAGCAAGAGGTATTGATTCAAAAAACATTCGGTTGCTGTCGGTACGTCTATAATAAAACGCTTGCCTATAGGAAGAACCTTTACGAGACAGAAAAGAAATCTATGGGTAAGTTTGATTGTAGTAATTATGTCGTACGTGTGCTCAAGGCGGAATGCGAATGGTTGAAAGAGCCTGATAAGTTCGCTCTTACTAATGCCGTTTTTGCAATGGATGATGCTTACAAAAGGTTTTTCACATTGCACTCTGGTTATCCGAAATTCAAGAGTAAACGTGATCATAGACGTTCCTATACAACATGCTCATGTAATTCAAATATTGATGTCTTATTTGATTCTAATTGTGTTAAGCTCCCGAAGTTAAAACTCGTAAAGGCAAAACTAAGTAGACCATTTATTGGTAAAATCAAGCGGGCGACAGTTTCTCAAACTCCATCTGGGAAATATTTTGTATCGATTCTTGTCGATACAGAGCATGAGCTTTTGCCACCTTCTGGTGGAGCCATTGGGATTGACCTCGGCGTAAAAGACCTGCTCATCACGTCAAACGGAGAAAAATACGACAATCCAAAACTTACTCAGAGATACGCGGAGAAACTCGCGAGAGAACAACGACGATTGTCTCGTAAAGTCAAAGGAAGCCACAACTACAACAAGCAGCGCATCAAAGTAGCAAGAGTTCACGAAAAGATTTACAACACCAGAATCGATAACTTACATAAGATCACGCACAAACTCATCAGCGAAAACCAAGTGATAGTTAGCGAAGATCTTTCAGTGTCAGACATGGTTCAGAATCACAATCTTGCAAAATCCATTTCAGACTGCGGATGGTATGAGCTTACAAGACAGCTTGCTTATAAAGCAGAATGGAATGGACGGACTTATATCAAAATCGGCAGGTACACAAAGAGTAGCCAGCCGTGCAGCGTGTGCGGATATATTAACTCTGAGACAAAGGATTTGTCTGTAAGAGAATGGACTTGTCCAGAATGCGGGACTACTCACGACAGAGATATAAACGCTGCTATCAATATTTTAAACGAAGGGATGAAACTATTATGAAACAATATACCGTAGGGAATACGGGAATTTACGCCTGTGGAGTCGGAGGTTGCGATGACGTTGAAGCAGGAATCCAAAAGGAGTGCCACATGCAAACACAACGTATATGTTCTAACTGTGGCAAACCATTCCACGAGAATGACACCCACTTCAATGCCCACTTCACAAAGAAGCTGGGATACGGAAGTGAATACGACGGTGAGTTAATCACCGTAGACCTGTGCATCGACTGCGCAGATTACTTTATCAACCTCGCGCGAAAAACTTTTTACATAGATCCCATTACAGGAGAAAAAAACGAAGGGATGAACGAGCAATGATTATTCTCTGCATCGCCGGACGCGCCGGTAGCGGCAAAGACACCGTGGCAAAAATCCTCGACGGAATCCTCACGGAGCAGTACCGCAAGAGAGTCCTTGTAGCACACTACGCTGACCTCGTGAAGTATGTATGCAAGACGTTCTTCGATTGGGATGGCATCAAGGACGAGGAAGGTCGGACGCTTTTGCAGCATATCGGAACAGACGTTGTGAGAAAAGCAGACGAAAACTATTGGGTGAGATTCATCGCGAATATGCTCAAATTCTTCCCTGACCAATGGGATTTTGTTCTTCTTCCGGATTTCCGCTTTCCGAATGAATGCTCCCTCTTAAAAAGATATCTTTATCCGGAATCGGAAGTGTTCTCCGTTAAAGTAGACCGAAACTTCCCTTCTACTTTAACGCCGGAGCAGCAAGCTCACGCATCCGAGACAGCCCTCAACGGTTTTAACTTCGACTATTACATCGATAACAACGGAACCTACGAGGACTTGTACAAGCAGATGTCCAATACATTCGCGCCGATGCTCATCAATATACTGAAGAAGGATTTTAATTAAAGTGGAGGCTGCAATGAGTAACATAACCCACCTTTTAGAGAACGCCTTAACCGCAATCCAATCCGGAATGAAATCCGGGCGCGATTACGGCGAGGCATTCAACGAAGAAATAGACGCGCCATACAATCAGAAAATGCTCAAATCTGTATCCACAACAAAAGAAGAGCTCTTCGAAATGGCGGAACATGTCGCACTATATTGGATAGAGAAGAGGTAATCATGGAAGCAGCGAAATTTATAAAGCAGAGGAATAGGATGTGCGGTTACTATAACAACATGCCCGAAGGATGTTACATGTGCCCTGCATTTAACGCCGCGTATCACAAAGACTGTAAAATCGCAACAGACAATCCGGAACGCCTTGTTGTAATCGTCGAAAAATGGGCAAAGGAGCATCCGGACAAACAAGAGTAGGGACAGCAAAAACTGCCGAAACGTGAAGCACTTCCGATAATGAGGTGAAAATGATGAATAAAACACCAATCTATATAAACGCGGACAGGCTCATTGACTGGATCGACGCCGGGCATTACCGCTCTCCGACCGAGCCTGTCTTTTCTGAACAAGAGATCGTACACATTATCAAACAGCAGCCAGTTTGTCTCGTTGAGCCTATAATATACGCGGGTCTGCACAGAAACAGTCGGCGCGGGAGTGGAAAGAAATTAGAGGAATGGCTCCGCCGGAAGACCACGGCAAGCACAAGTGTTCCAACTGCGGGCAACTGGCGTTGAGACAAAAAATGCGTGAGTACCTGTCTGACCGATGCCCGTATTGCGGAGCGCATATGGAATGGGAGAGCCAATATGACTAATGAATGGACAAGCGTAAAAGATAGACTGCCGAAGCTCGGGCGATACGTGCTTGTCACCCTTGCGGATACTTTTACAGGTAAAAGCGACCACCTTAGCTTCGCCGCGCTTATGAAAAGCGATGACGGGTATTTCTGGCTTGACAAGCATGATGGCTGGCTCGAACGAGACGAATATTCTGACGGAAACGGCGGGTGTTCTCACTACAAGGTTGTCGCATGGATGCGCGTGCCGCCGCTATACGGCTACGAAAGTCCATGAACTACCAACGATACTGGGAGCGTAATGGAGCCCGCCGCCCGTTTCCTCCTTTATACGAAGCGGCAAAAGCATACGGGGACGGAATATACTTCCCCGTTCCATCGTATGTAAAGCCGGGCTTCTGTAAGTGGTGCGGAAACCCAATCCCAAAAGGACGTAAGGCATATTGTTGTAACAAGTGCAGAGACGCGTTCCGAAAGAAAACCGTGTGGGGGCGCACCAGAGGCGCATACTCTTTGCGGATCCTGTACCGGGACAACTTCACCTGCCAAGACTGCGGAGAGTTTCACGCGTATAAAAACAAACACGGCATTTTTCTGCCGATAGACGATGGGCAGTTGCACGTGCATCATATTATTCCGGTAGCATCTGGCGGCGGAGATGAACCATCAAACCTGATCACATTATGCATAGACTGTCACTTAAAAAGACATAGAAAGAAGGAGAGCAAGGATAATGTTAAAATGGATTGACGTAAAAGATCGATTGCCGGATACTACAGACACTGTGATTGTACGCATGAAAATAGACTTGTTGGACAATGACCAAAAGCTACTGGCCACCAAGCCAGAAATATACGCCGGGAAGTATACGTCCCATGGATGGATTTTTTGCCACCCCGATCATAGCTCAGGGTGGAAGCAGTACGATGACTCCCATACTCTTTTGATGAAGAAGAAGGTAACGCATTGGATGCCGATCCCGGATGTGGACGAGCCCGACTTGAAGCCGACGTCAGAGTTCAAACATATTATTGCTCATTTTCCAAAAAGGGGAGAGCTTACATTAAATGTAAATAAAATCTGCGCAGTCTATCCAACGGTAAATAATACGGGATGTGCTATAGAATGCGAAGGAGGCAGAACGTTTTGCGTGAAAGAATCTTATGAGAACGTTCAAAAAATGATTGGAGTTTATCAAAATGACGAAATGCCCCATTTGTAATTATCCGTTGGATATGTGCCAATGCAAATTCTCTGGCAGCGCACATCCGGACAGAGACAAACGAATCGAGGTCGTTACAGACCATATGTATTTCTTCTCGTCGGAGCAAGTTGAACACATTATTAACTTACAAAAGTGGTGGCAGATCTCATACGGAGACAGAGAGCGTGAGCAAATTCGCAAAGAACTCATAGCCGAATATAAAGACAACGACCAGCCGGATATCGAGAGGATTACGACAATTTATGTGGACGGGCATACAGAAGATTTATTCGCCTACACAGAGGGCTGTAAAGAAAAACGTGATATGTCGTATGAGAACGCGATAGAAATTCTGAAAAACGAGTGCCCCGGATGCGGAGAGAAAATCACCTACACAGAAGAAGAAAGATACGAAGCGTACAATATCGCAATCCACGCCATAAGAAAGGAGTGGGGGAGAAATGAGTTATGACATTTCGTTTCAAGTGCGCGTCCATGGTACAGATCTGTACGTACCGGCTTGGCACAGCGCAAACGTTACATGGAACGTTCGGGATATCATCGTAGAATTTACAGGATTAGACTGGAATAACGAGGCTAATAACGGGCTCTGCACCGATGTGATTCCAAAAATCAGAGAGGGGCGTAGAAAAATCGATAAAACGATCAAAGAATACGATGGCTCAAAATCGCCATATAGTCTGGGACAACTCAAAAGCGTTGATAACTTCTTCCTTGAAATTCTGGACGATTGGCGAGAATTCGGTGTTTGTTACCCGGATCTTGTCCCGCACGTCACATTCTGGATAACGTAAGGAAAAACATAAAAATTCATGAACATATTGAGAACTATTTTAGCATGGTTTCTCATAGTCCAATCCATCTGTCTATTTGGTACGATGTTAAGACTGTGGTTGGATCCTGATATAAGGCCGTTTCCTAAAATTGCAACAACTATAACTATTCTCATCAATGCTCTCGCTGGAGTGGTATTGTTGATTAACTAAGGAGTGGTATAAAACGAGCGATTAGTTGTACATTTCACGAAAATGCTGTACGGAATTTGCAAAGAGATTACGGAGAATAAAAATGAGAATTAAGAAAATCACAGAAGAAGCAATTATCTTCGACAACGGTAATACCATTACATACGACCATGAGCAGGATTGCTGTGAAATGAACTACGCGGATTTCGATCAATTGGATGATCTTGCAAGGAACTATGACTTCAAAGAAGATTTGAAATTTGAATCAGTAGAAGATGCGGGATTTAGATTTGGCGATCATCCGAGCCGCATGTTCTTCGTCCCGTGCTATTCCTACCAGAACGGCTATTATACCACGGAGATCGATATTTTCTACAACGGAAAGAAAACATTACACTTTGACTGCAAATTGGACGATTACGAATGAGATAAAGAAAGGGCTAAATAATGGAAACGAACTATACAGTAGCGGAACTTAGAAAAATGCTTGCAGAAGCGGAAACTAAAGAGAGGGCGGAAAAAGAAAGGGTAGAGACGGAGCGCAAAAAGAAACTCGCGGAAGAACGCGCCGCCAGATGGAAAGAAGTAGTAGAAGCCGAGAGAAAGTACCATGATCTCTACTCAAAATTCTACCAAGATTACAAAATTTCCAACGGAAGCGTAGCCGATCTTCTCGACTATATGCTCGGCAGATTTTAAGAGGTGCGTATGCAGATCAAAATCAAATACTTCAATAAGAACATAGATAAGCTCAAATACATAGGAGGTGCAGAAAAATCCAACTGGATCGACCTCCGGGCGGCAGAAACTGTAATTCTAAAAGCGGGAGACTTTGCACTTGTTCCTCTCGGCATAGCAATGAAACTTCCGGAAGGGTACGAAGCGCATATCGCCCCGCGCAGTTCAACCTTTAAAAATTACGGAATTATCATGACCAATAGCGTAGGCGTCGTAGATACCAATTTCTCCGGTAACAACGACCAGTGGAGAATGCCTGTCTACGCAACACGGGACACCGTGATTAAAGAGAATGACAGAATCTGTCAGTTCCGAATTGTGGAGTGTCAGCCAGAAATTGAATTTAAGGAAGTAGAAAAAATGGAAGACCCGGATAGAGGCGGATTCGGATCAACTGGAGTATAAGATGTCGGAAAAGTACGACGTCCCGATTTGGGAAAAATACTCTTTGACAGTAGAAGAAGCGGCGGCGGATTTTCGGATAGGAGAACAGAAACTGCGCCGGATCGCGGACGAAAACGCGAACGCCCCGTATCTTCTGTGGAACGGCAACCGCCCGCAATTCAAGCGAAAAAAATTCGAGGAATACGTTGACCGATTAAACGCGATTTGACTTGAAAACGGAACCCGGCTATGGTATACTAAGTATGCTATCGCTGGGTTTCTGTCGAATTCAGAAAGGAATCCAGATGTCAGAAAAAAGAAAAGACTCAAAAGGAAGAATCCTCCGCACAGGAGAATCCCAAAGAAAGGACGGTAAATACGAATACAAATACGTGGATGTAAAGGGCGTGAGAAGAAGCGCCTATAGCTGGAAGCTGGTAGATACGGATAAGGTGCCCGCCGGGAAACGATGCGAGGAATCGCTCCGGGATATAGAGAAAAGGATTGAAGAAGACATAGCTGCCGGGGTAGATACGCATTTGTCCGGAAATATTACCTTTGAAGAATGTGCTAACACGTATATTAGATCGAAAAATTTTAAAGAAACCACAAAAATCAATTATGAAAGAAACGCAAAGGTTATGCGCAAATTCTTTGGCGATTTACCAATCGGTGAGATAACGGACAGTATCTTACTGATCTCTTTTCGATCTATGGTAGACGAGGGCTATTCTCCGGGCACGATAAATAACTACTATAACTTCACAAAGAGCGTCTTGGCGTATGCTTTCGATAATGGATACACGAAGCAGCTACCGAACAAAAGTTTGTTTAAAAAGGTTTTTCCGTCCGGTTGGAGATCTGAAAAAAGAAAATCTCTAACCAAAGAAGAAGAAACAGCATTTTTAAAATTTGTTCACGAAGCAAAAAGCTGTCGAAAATGGGAACCAATTATTATATTCGCGTTGGGAACTGGATGTAGAATCAATGAGATTCTGGCGTTGCAATGGGATGATTGCGATTTCCAAAATCAATTAATTCACATCCGTAGAGGAATCCAATATATAAGCAAAAAAGGAAATTCGCGGCTTGTTATAAGTACCACCAAAACCATAAAAAGTAATAGAGTAATACCAATGATACCATCCGTAATGCAAACTCTTTTGCGATTAAAAGAATCCGGGGTAAAAAACACAATTTCTGTGGACGGCAAATCTAATTTTGTTTTTGTCTCTTATAGCGGGACTCCCATTTTTAGATCGAGTTTTGATCAAGCCCTAAGAAGAATGAGAAAAGAGTACAACGAGATGGCTTCTAAAGAGGGAAAGCCTCTTCTTCCAATTATAAGCCCTCACGTTTTCAGGCATACTTTTTGTACGCGGTATTGTGAAGTCGAATCCAATGTAAAGATAATTCAAGAGGTCATGGGACACTCAAGAATATCTACTACATTGGATATATATACGGAAGTAACCGAGAATCAGAAAAAAGACAGTCTATTGGCTCATGGTGGTTATATTCTGTAATTACGACATTTTTTACGACATTTGAATGAAAACTTATAAAGAGATATGAGAAGATATAATTAGAGAGGAGTTTCTCGTATCGTTTATTGATTTTTATAAGCCTGCTTTTATCGGCTTTTCGCCAGTACAGCCACACACAATATGTTGATTTGTTATACATTTTGCACACTTATGTGTGTCGATCACTATATTTCCGCTGTAATCAACCATCATATTGCGAATTGTGCAAAGAATCGCAAGAAATTTTACTCGCGAACCCCATTTTCCTTTGTCTTCATTGGTAAAATAGCATCTCTCCATTGACGCACAAACCCCATTTTACGACAAATTTACGACAAATCACCTCACGACTCAGCGATAGCAATTCCCCCGCGCCGTCTTACGAAAAGGACGGCATACATACGATACTCTGACAGGAACACTGCCAATTACGACAGTTTTGCCGTGAGCGTATCAAGCATAAAAAAGGAGCGGACGTAAATCCACTCCTATTATTATGTAGTCAAACCATAGCAACATATCCACTGAACGCGCAAACCACATCCGCCGTATTCAGCTCCGCCGCCAGTTTCTCCTTTAGATCCTCAGAAAACTCCCGCTTCGCATTCTTATCCCCGTGAACCAAGCATAGCTTACCATACCGCAGCGTCGTATAGTACTCCATTAAATCGTCTCTGCAAGCGTGAGAACTGAAGCTAAATAATGAGGTAATCGCCGCTCGATTCTTCACTTTTTTTCCTTCAATTTGAATCACCGGATCTTTTCCTTCTTTGATCTTGTAACCAAGACTTCCGACTGCTGCGTATCCACAGAAGCAAATGTGATTCTTCGCACCGGGCAATAGCTTCTTGAGCCAAGCCACACTCCGCCCGTTCGTACACATACCGGAGGACGCAAGCACAATCATCGGTCGGTTATCGTCCTGCCACATCATACTCGATTCAAAGTCTTCTGAGAACTGAAACTTGTCCCAAGATACGACCCTCTTCCACTTGTCAAGCCCCCGCGCCAGAATGCTCTCATAAAGGCGCGTCACTTTGATTCCTAAAGGCGTGTCAATCACAATCGGCAAATCGAATTCCGGATCGTCGTGGAATACATCCCATAGCGCCGTCATAATATTCTGGAGCCTGTCCATCGAGAATACTGGAAACAAAACTTTTCCGCCGTGTTCAAAGCAAGTCTCGTTCACAATGTGCCTAATTTTTTCTAAGTCTTTGCCCCGGTCTTTTTCCGATTGCTTTCGCTTGTCTCCCGCGTATGTAGATTCTCCAATCACGAGATCCATATACTCTTCCGGATACGCGAACGGCTCCGTGTAATCCTTCTCCTGATGGATTCCACCAATGTCGCCCGTATAGAGAATCCGCTTGCCAAAATCTTTGAAATCCAAACGAATCTGCCCCGCCGACACAATGTGGTTCGCCGCGTAGAATTGCAGGACAACCCCACCGACAATCTCACATCTGTCTCCCATAGGCAGCTCAATCATGTGCTCCATGCAGATTTCAATATCGTCCGCATCGTATAAAGGAACCGCTTTGATTCCGTGATACTTTCGCAGAACAATCGCATCTGATTCCATGATCTTCGCCGAGTCCTGTAACATAAGTCGGATAAGCTCCCGGTTGCCCTCTGGAACATAAATCAGCGCGTCACATCCATGTCGGTACAAAGCCGGTAACGCCCCGCAATGGTCAATGTTCGCGTGTGAAACGCAGATCGCATCAATCGCACGAGGCTTGATTTCCTTGACCCGCCTGTGATTTCCTTTATAATTTTCAACCGGATTCTGATCCTGATAAAGTCCGTAGTCCAGTAGAATCACATGCTCTTCATCCGAAATCTGATAACAACTCTGCGTTACATCGTCCGCAGAATTTCCAAGGAACTGCACTTTAACCTTCTTCGTCATCGTATTCCCCCTCGGAACTCGGCGGAGCAAATCCAATCGCGAATGTCTGCCCGTCGGATTCGGATTCATCGCCACTTTCAGCCGCCATCCGTAAGGCGATTTTGTTTTGCAGGTACGTGCCAACCGTATCGATCATTACCTCCAAAAATCGAAAGATAGGTACAATAGCTCCTATCAGAACCGCGCCAAAAAGTAGAATCCGAACCTCTCTCATACGACCTCCAAATCTTCCCCGCGAATTGCGAAGCTCTTATTTTTATCTCCAATGACTACCCTGTCTTGCGTAACGGATAGTACCGTGTATTCCTCATCCGCAAATCCGTGCGGTAGAAAATGTCCCATGTAATCCCGTTCTGATAAAACGTGGACTGTATCACCCACAGACAAACACGGACTCGCCCAAGCTCTGTCTATTTTTTCTTCCTTTAAAATCTGGGGACGGACGGCAGCAAAAGGAATCTCACCAACTCCAATTACCGCCACGTCTCCATTTACCGAAATGATTTCGTATAAGTCGCGGTTGACAAGAAACGCCCCGCCAATATACGTTTTTGCATATTTCTCTCCGCGATAAATATAAGAACTGCGGATAGAAACAACATCTCCCTTTTGCATCCCTAAAATCCTCTATTCCTTATTCAATTTCCCATTCGTTCATCATTTTTTTGTACAGAGATGCTGCATACGAGTTTCCGCCATACTCTGTATATAATCTGAAGATATGACTGAGCTTCTGCGCTTCTGGCTCTGTCAGAGTCTTATTGTCCTTTCCCCGATTATACATCTCTTCAATATGTGCCCCCAGCAACTCCTTATTTGCTTCTTTGCATTGGGAAATCCCACTCTTAATGTCTTCGAGAGACTTGCTCAGTTTTTCTCGAAACGCTTTTGTTTCTATAGAATCTCTCTCAATGTTCTGTTCAATCTTTGTGATTTTCTTTTCCGTCTCGTTGACCTTCGCTTGTTTGCGAACAAATATTCCAACCCGCCCGGTGATCTTGCCAATAACCAATCCGCCAAGCGTAATTACAGAAAGTGCGTAGCCAACAAGAGATCCAATGAATTTGACGATCTCAACCGTGTCCATAATAAAGCCTCCATAATCTGTATGTCCGATTCAACAAGATAAGAAATTCTTCGCGCGTGCAATTCTTTTCAAATCCGTATGAATCATTCTCGTCGGGGAAAATAATCCCCTCTTTTATAGCCCACTCCTTGCTTTCCGTCAAATTCTTTTTTTCTTTCTTACTCACCACGAGCGGATTACGATTGAAGAGGTTTGTATAAAGCGGCTTTTCTTTCTCTATCAAGCGATATTTTTCTGCCAATTCCGCAAAAATGTTCTGGTTAACAATGTAATTGCGCCCGCATCGCATCGATTTGTACGCCATAATTACATTGTTGGATTCCTGTAAGATCGCGGCTGACCGCAAATCGATCTTGGCAAGTTTGGAGATTGGCTTATCCAAATATAGCCAAAGCGGGAATTTGTATTTGTCTAAATACCGTTTATATAATAAATCCGTATAAACAATCGGAACATATCCGGCGGCTCGAATCAAAGAAACCGCTACGTTTACATTCGCACAGACTTGTTTTGGATCATGCTCCCATATTTCCGTATCGAGCCAAATGCCGACAAAGAAGTTGATCCTGTAATCGTATTTCCGAATCCGATTCAAAAAGAAACAAATCTCTTTACGTACATCGGTCACTTTATGCGCCCGGATTGCATGATAAGCACCAACCCGGACGCATCCGTTGTCCATTTCCCGCATCCATTCATTGAATTTCGGGTCTTCTTCCATGCCAATAGAAGCCCGGAGCATTACGAATTGAATAGAGACTTTCCATACGCTGTCCCACCTTAAAACGTCAGAGTCACTGGAGAGATCGATTCCCATTACGGAATAATCCTCATATGTCATTTTGCTTTGGATTCCTTACCGTTAACAATCTTAGACATCGAACAGAGCTGGTCAATGAGAGCGCTGACCACCTCCATGTCAACCGGATAATTGATGGTGGCCGCCGTGGATTCCACCATACCCATCACCCATTCCTTCTTTTCAGCTCCGGTAGCGAATTTCTCTTCCGCTTCCTCCATGTAGCCCATGATGAGCGTAACAAGCTGCCCCCAGTTTTTCTCCTCGATCGCTTTCTTTACATACTCTACGAGCTTGCATACAAGCGGAATCGCCACTACCAGCCCGGACAGAATCGACACAATCACATTTACCCATTCCACGTTAGTCATGTTTTTCCTCGCTTTCTTTCATAAGCAGGAACAGCTTGTACAAATATTCAATAGCTTCCTGCTTTGTCAAATTGTTATTTAACTTCCAATTCCCCCGATTGTCGCCAACGAGCAGCTTCTGCTTGACAGCCCAATCCACACTGCTGCGTCCCGCAAATTTCGGAGTATTGTCTAAATTATGAGACAATTTCCGTATCCTCCTTGCATTCCGTTATTTCTTCCATTCCATAATGCGGATCATAATTTTTTTGAATCTTTGTCTTATTCTCTAATGCCGACTTGATGAGATAACTCACCACGCCACAGCTCATCGGCGCACCAATATATACCAATAAATCAGATATGGACGCAACTTCCGGGCAAGTGATCATCTGAATAATGCCAAAAATCATCCCATAGATCGCGCCTATAAACCAAAGAATAATAATCGCCGCCAATACCCGCTTGGAATATTCCTTTAAATTCTGTTTCTTCGCCATATCAAAAAGTGATGATCGTATTTACCTGACGGTTTTCAAAAGTAGTCTTTGCTTTAGAGCCGTTTTTATAATAGTAGCTCCCGCCGCCGTCAATCGCGATCACATCGTCAAAATGCTCGTCGCGGATCTTCTTCCACATCTCCATACCATAAATGTAATTCCGCGTGTACGTCCGTCCGGTGATGAGCCAAATCTCCCCGTCGCGCACCGCCAACCAGTGCCGATACGTAGCGTACATAGGGCTTTCATCCCACCCTTGTTCGCCTTTGACATATTTGTAGTAGTCTACATCGTCTCCGTTTCTGACCGTGGGAATACCGGAGATTGCATATTTACAGTTTGCCGGAATGTCGTTGCAATCTGTGATATAAGGCTTTCCAGTAGCCGGGACAATAAGCGTAGAGACTTTGCGTCCGTGAAGCTGCTTACTTTGATTGTCGTTGCATCCGATATAGAGTTTCTTCCCCACAATATGCGGCTTGATATATTCCCCGCCAATAGCAGGAACAGCGTCAATATCACAGCAGAGATTTGCTACAGGCAGAGTAAAATATCTGCCTTGCCCATCCTTGAATCCACCAAAGAAACCTCCATTGATATAGCGACTGTAATTGCCGCTCTTTTTCTTTTTATCCCAATACAGAATCTTGAAATTCTTGCAGCGGATAAAAGTCAGCCCGTCATGCTCGTATTCATCTGGATACTGCGCCTTTGCTGTTTCTTTCTCGGTATTGTAACTGCCCAATTGATTCGGAATACCGAGAATTCCCGTAGGATCAATGGAGACGCCATTTTTGCGCACTTCAAAATGTAAATGTGCCCCGGTGACTTTCCCCGTAGAACCTTCAATACCGATGGGATCCCCGGCTTTTACTTTTTGCCCGGCCTTTACGAGACGGCTTGCCAAATGGCAATAGTAAATCATTCGTCCGTCAGATAGGTCAAGACGAACGTAATTGCCCCACTGCGAGGTTCGATTGGAAGGATCTGTGACAATCATAGAGCGTGCAATTATGCCGTCCGCAACCGCCCGAACCGTTTTGTCTTTTGCATCCCCTACAAGATCAATCCCTCGATGCATTTCCCAATAGCCAAAAATAAAACGCCGACCATATGGCGACGTAACCCGAACCGTTCCTGTTTTATAAGGTAACATTATTCCTCCTAATTCTTATATGTAATCGTAAAAATATAACTCCCCTCAAATCTGTAGGACGAGCTCCGCACCGTTAGATTGGATCCCGTCTTCTGGTATTCTACGGCAGTGCTTGAGTTGGCTTGCGACATGCTTTCCTTGGTACCGTAGATGCAGATTCCAGAGCTGTCTTTGTAATTGTAATGCGTATACATAACCGTGTTGTTGTAATCCGGCGTCATCGTGTCAAAACGAAACGCTGAGATTGTCAGAATGTTCGTAGCATCCGAGATGCCGGAACAGATGTTGAATACTATGAAACTGTACGATGGACACACCGCCACTTGCGTCCTGCACCACTACAGGAAGCGGATGCCACTGTCCGTCCTTGCCGCGATATTTGAGTTTCCCGATATTCTGTAAAGTTGCCATGCTTCCTCCTTAACTCACAATGAATGTTCTGTATGTGTCATAGCACAAATACGTTCCTTTGACAAATACAGAAAACCCATATGAATCATCGTTCTTGAATATAACAAGTGGATGAGTGCCACCGCCTATTTCCGTTTCTACGGTAGAAAGAGAACTACTTGTGCGTATATAGCACGTCTTATTCGTTACGTCAAAATAGATTGCTTCCACACTGTCCGGATTGCTTGCATTGGAAGAATCATACGTTCCGCTTGTTGCCGTAGCAATGCACATAACGTATTTCACGTTCGCTATTTTGACAGAAAAATACGCGATCCGATGATAGTCAAAGGAACTGTCCAGAGTGCTGTTCCACGTCCTGTCTGACGTGATGGATAAGACATTTGCTCCATCTCCTGTATACGACCCAGCCACACCAAAAATGGATATGCCGTTTTTAATATTTGCCGGAATGAGATTGTTGTCTCCCTTGATTACAACGTCACCGGTGCAGTATTTCTCGGTGAGAGATACCGTTTTCGATTCCTTTGTTGGGGTATATTCCCCGCCTAAATATCTGGTGATGGTATAGCTTTTTGTCGTTGTATCGCTTGTGCTGATGTAACCGCTCGTTTTTACCTTAGAGGTCGCTGTAAACCTGCCTAACTTTTTATCAAAACTGATGGATGGCGTATCAAGCTCACCCGTGGTTGTAGATGTAGATACGTTTACAGTAACCTTTCCGGAACCGTTGTGGTATCCTTCCGGAATCGTAACCGAACCATTGCTTGTCTTTGTAGAAGTCCATGCGCCATGGTTGGTCATGGTACCCGTCTTTTTTGAACCGCCAGAGTAGAACGTTTTGCCCGTCAGCACATCCGACGTAGCCGCGTCGCCGTCAGTGGGAATCGTAGTAGAGCTCGGCACATTCACCGTGACTTTACCAGAACCGTTGTGGTACCCTTCCGGAATCGCCACACTACCGTTAGAAGTAGCTGTGCTGTTCCATGCTCCTTTATTCGGCATCATACCGACTACTTCCAGCCCGTTCGCGCCGACAATGACCTTGCCGTATAAAACGTCGGATGCCCCGGCAGTGACTCCAGATAAATCAATGTCGCCTCCAGAGGAACCACCATCCGGGAGCGACTGCGCTTTTGTTTTCAACGCATTGAGGAGCGTCGTGTTGTCCTCAATAGGAATTTTAACTGCCAATAAATCACCTCACTTTAATTGCCCACCGACAGCGGCAGAACCGTAGCGGACGAGCTTGTAGCGGAAACAATTTTGTACCAGCTCGAAACCGGTTTCGCATACGTCGGTCTGATTTTGAAGTAGTCCCCGTTTTGATGCTGAGAACTGTCTTTATAATACTTAAATGTAATGTAGTGACTCCCCGCCGGAACCGTCACCGTATACGTCTTCACATCCGCAGAAGATTCTCCTTTAAAGGAGTGGAACACATTTGAAGTATCTATTGTGGCGGAGTCCGCTAAAGCCGTGTTCAGATTACTGATGATACCATAGTCATAATTGCTCTCACCATAAGAAATACAGGATAGCGTCACGACCGTCTCTGAAGCGAAGTTGAACGTAAGTTTCCCATAAGAATAAGAACTGTTGACCCCGGCGTTTCCGGACGTGTAGTATCCGTCCGTACCCATAGTGAACGCGTATTTCGCCCCACTCGCTGTGCTCTCCAGTGTCCCCGCAAGCGTATCAACCGTTGTCGAGTGCTTGATGTACGGATAAGTGGATTGATACGTAGCGTAATTACTAGACCACGTTCCGGAATAACTCGTAGAGTCTCCCTGAATCTCGTCGTTGTCGTCCACCGTTAGAGCGGAGTAGCCAACAATTGTGTCGTCGGAAGCAATCGTGATAGAAGTCTGTGTTCCCTCAACAATCCGCGCCGAATCGTCTTGCCAGATAACAGATCCGTTGAGTACGAGCTTCTTCAAAGCCTTCGTCGCTCCGTTCTTAACATAGTGAATCGCCTTGACATTCTCATAGGTAGTCCCGTGAATCGTAACCGAATCCCCGGAAGGAGTCGGCGGATCCGGATCAACCGGAGTTTCATTCCACTTAAACGTGTAGCATCCGTCAGCATCGGTGCTGTCATATACCAAGAGAGAAGAGGAAAGATTCAAAGCGGGACGAACGCCATTGATACCAAGGTAAACACGGCTGTAGTCCAAACTACCATTCGAGAGGACACGCCGAGCGGATTCGGAGTACGAGTAGCGAGGCGTTCTCAGCCACCAATACCAAGCGGTATTCTTGCTCGAAGGTTTAGAACTCGAAGGAGTGTTGCTGAAACATTGTTGAGTGACATACCCGATACGAGCGGTATTGCTCGTGTAGTACCCCCACGCCGCACCTTCGGCGATGCTGTTCTCATTCGAAAGACCGACTTCGGTTGTGGACGGCAGGAATACTTTGCGTACAACATCCTCATAAGAGTCACCGTCTACACTCGGCTTGACAACACGAATGGTTGTCGAGAGAATAGCGGCTTTTTCATCATCGGTAAAACCGTTCAGAAAACCGGGGCGAGCTGCGTACTGAGTGCCGTAACCACCTGTACCCGCCGTAGTATCGGGAGACTGGTCTGCGCTATGAGCTGCACTGTACCATGCGCCCCCTGCGGCATCTTTGTTGAGCCATTGGTCGAGGTTGGAGACTGAATAACGGTTGTTACCATAATTCTTTCGGTTGGAATTGCTGTTACTCGGCTCTTTGGCATCAAAACATCTCAGGTCAAGAATCTCAGTGGCGTGTAGCGTTACCGAACTCTCCGGATACGCCGGTTCGCATTGATGATTCTTCGCCACAATCGTCCATACGATGGGCTCAGGCGTCTCTGTATTCACTTGAAATTTCCCGAACTTAACCTTCGCCCCAACAGGCAAATTAGAAAGCAATTGTGAAATTTTCGTTCACCTCCTTATAGAATTGCAGTATTGCTTTAGATTGTTTTTGTTCTTATTCTCGCCCCGTGTAGCTCGAAATGGAATCCGGGGAAGATGAGCATTTGCGCCATCCGAGATATTCGTTTATCAAGTAGTGGTTTTTGCAATGGCAACTGTTTAGTGTGTCTGCGGTGATTATGATCTTCATAGATACTCTCATTTTTTTGGTCACTTTATACAGCAACAAAATCGAAGCCATCACACGTTATTGTTTTGCCACCACTACCATATATTTTAATTTTGGTTTCACTCCAACCGAAAAAATCAATAGCGTAAGCGACTATCTGTGTCATATAATCGGTTCCACCTTTGGTCACAACAGAAACGAGCGTTCCATGATTATATCCACTTGATTTATACCCACGAATCATTAAATTGTTTCCTTGTATAATTGTTCCTTTTATTGTTCTAAGAGAGTCTTTTATATATACTTCATCTCCTTCACTGTAATTTTCGATATTCACGTTTTCGATTTTTAAAATCCATCCAGTAATACCCGATGGAATTGTGAATGTCGGAATTACGCCACCGCTTCTACTATATATATTGTTCCATCCAATTTGCGGCTTGTTTAAAATTGCGCCCGGAGCGGATTCGTCCACAATATTCCAATCGGGATTAACTATTTGCTCAGTTCTTGCTATCGTATTCGGTATATATTCATCAGACAATTTATTCACTTCGTGATAGTTTTCCACATAGAGTTTCAATTCATCGACATTTTCATTACCAAAGACAACTTCCTTTCCTCTGTCAATGGTTATAGTGTAATTGTCACAATAATAGTAGAGGTATTGCATGCTATTAACGGGGGATACATCTTTATACTCATTACCATTTACTTTTAAGGATATAACGAAAGGATAGCTAAGATTCAAACTCCGCCATGTGTCGTAAGTGAAATCAACATACCCATTGATAATCCTCTCATAAAACGGTCTATTCTTTACATAATCTACCGCCGTCTCGTCATTCTGTGCCCAATCCGCCTGTTTCTGTTCTGCTGCGGCAGGAGCCGTCTTCCACTTCTTTGGCTTCCCCTCCGTGTCCACTTCCTCCACAGTCAGCACCTCTCCAACTTTCGCCACCTGCGGCGCGTCAATTTTTCTGTCCAATTCCTCTTGGTCAACCGCGTCAAATTCCAACACCTTTCCATCTACCATTAACGCTTCCCCATTTAATAAAACAGGTTTTCTCTTTCTCATAAAACCTCCTTTTTACAAAAACATATTGAAAAAGCCTCACAAATCCTGTATAATAAATACACTAAGAATTATGGAGCTTTTATGAAACAACAAATTCTCCCACCGCTTGCAGCGGTTCAAATATATACAAAAAGATACCCAAATATATGGGATAAAACAGAGCGTCTTCTCGAACGCGCAAAAGAAAACCCACCAATAAAATGGGATCGCTCTATCTGTATGTGTCCTATTGCTGCCGCGAATACCATTGCATCAACATACACCGATAGTTGCTACGACCCACCGATACCATCTCTGTTAGCTGCACTCTACGCATGGCGAAAAGAAAAACTCATTTACACATTCGACGCAGACATTCCAGAAGAATTGCTCAACACTGCCGATGATATTGTAGTCCCTGTAGAAATTATTGAACATCTTCCCGCAAAATGTGTCTACATTCCTTTTTCTGAATTTCTAAAACAACCCGGAGCAGATGGATTTTTCGCTTTTATTGAACACGACCCAAATACAAAAGCAAAAGAATTGCGTATCAATCCAATAGATGAAAACGGTAACGAGGGTACACACTTTTCTTTGCATCTATCGCCCGGAGCCACTATCGGACAAGGAATGGAAGAAAGCGCAAAATATGCATTTGAGCAATACGAAAAAATCAAAAAACTATATCCCGGCAAAGAACCCGATATAGCTTTAAAAGAATTTCTCGATGAACAAAAAGCCGCAACCCCATTTATCGAATTCTGTGTTCAATTACTTCTCTATATCTGCGCAGACAATGCCGATATAGAAGAAAATCCAAAACAAAAGTCTATCTACCGCCCGACATCAAGAATTCGTGACTAATTCAAAGAAGTTCGCCAATGGGACGTAGGTGTAAAAATCGGCGCGTCTCTGCGTAAAGCAAAATCGCAGTCTGCTCAATCGCATTCAGATATGCCGCCATTAACGAGACAGTATAAGAATAGACCACATATTCGCCGCGCACATTGGCATCATTTCTGGACGGGATCAAGAGATAATCCAAAGCTGATTCTCCGATGGGTTAGCAGCATTGCTGTAAACGCAGAAGATGGAGATATAATTCCAACCATCATTGAAGAAAAAGGAGAACCAAAATGAGCAAGTCAAACTACATCGAAAACAAGGACGGAACTGTTGTAGTCTCTCTCGATTACGGTATGTCATGGGATTATGAGGACGCCATTAAGGAATTCTCCGTCGGCTCCTATGTCATCCTCTACGGACGCAAAAATGTAAACCGTGGCGATTCCGCAGAGCAGTACAATTTTATTAGAGGCAATGGGAGCGGCATCCCCGGTAACATGAATAGAGAAATATGTAGATACCACGGATTTCGCGGAGAAACGGAATGATACGCAAAATAGGCTTATGGCAAGCGCCAAATCTTGGACGTAACCGCATCCTGTTCCGAATCAGATACGCCATTCAATGGAGCAATCCGTTTTCTTCTCAGTGACGTTTTGAATCCGGAAGACGATTAATTTCTCATAACGTATGCCGCCGGGCATTGGATTGAAATTTCTCGCGGGCGTATCGCCCCATCTATTGTTAAGGAGATTGGTATGGCAAAATACGAAATCAAATACCTTTGCGGACATAGCGGAACCGTCCAATTGTTCGGCAAAAATGAAGATCGCGAAAGAAAAATAAAGTATTACGAATCCCATTATATCTGCCCCGATTGCTATAAAGAGCAGTTTCGTGTCCCCACAGCCGAATGCGAAGAGGTGGAAATGTTCTATCGTGACTACAAACACAAATGCCCGCAGTGTGAAACCAAACCAAATAGCTACGACTCCAAAAAGAAAACCATTATCGTTTACGTTCCAAAAGCAACAGGCATCGCTCTCCCCGATTATGGCATTGAAGGACTGAATGAGCTTCGCGCCGCAATCGAAGAGAACAATGCCTACCAAGAATCTTTCCACCAAATAATTGCGAACGAGGACAATGACGGAATTTATCCTCCGAAAACACCACAATATAGCGTCGCGGAACTCATGCGCAAATATCCATCCGCCGCCGCATATTTGGAAGCAGAAGAATACAGCGAATCCGAGAATTACGCACAATCCACCATTGGCGAAAAGGCCCTAAATCGTATGCGTACCGGAGAAGATTGCCTACTCGTTCAAAAAGAGATGCAAAATGAATGGACAGACTACTGTCATAAGCGAATATTGGATTAGCCATCCGCTTCTACCATCATCACCGACTCCGCAATTGTCGCTCCGCCGCCTGATTTTGCGTACACCTTAACGACAAGTTCCCATTTGTCCGTCGTTTTTACCGCGTTTGTAAACTCCGCAATCCCATCCGATCCAACCGTTACCCAAAAAGGATTCTCATCTTTGCATTGTTGGATACCTGCAAGATGGTTTCCGTAGCATTCATGATCGTCGTAATTAACCTTGCCTTTTGGGGCTGCGCGTCACTCGATCCCATGAATATTACGGCATCCGCCACCACGCGACACAGTAGGTGACGACAAATCCGCACACAAGCGGTGCTGCCCAGTTTAGGATTCGTTCGATCATATGTCCTCCGTTGGTTTAGTATTTTTCTGTTCTCACCCCCCGTGTAGATCGAAATGGCATCCGGGGAAGATGATCATTTTTGTTAGTTGGTTATTTCTGCAGCAGATATAATGCCAGAATCGTCTACTGTAATTTTAAACTTCTTTGATGATCCCTCGGTCGAAGATTTTACTATCAGCGATTCTCTTACTTCAAAATTCCACACCAAATCGCCTAACCCCGATTCAGTAAGCAAGACTTGACAAGTGGCTTTGATTTGTTGGCCCAAAGAATCCGTTACCAAATATGATGCTTCAAAAGTATTATTTTCTGTACCATATTCTGGTTCCGAATATGATAGTCGTGTAAGCGTATACGGATTGACAAGATTTTTCAAAACAAATGGCGCATAAGCGTTAGGCATTACATAAAAGTACGCCGGGACTATCGCGAGACGTTCTTTTAATTCATCCCCCGTACTCGGAATCTCGATATATGGGATAAAATCAGCATAGCCAATTCCATTTGCAGTAGAGTATGTTATGGCTTTAGGCGTATTTTGCGGTACATCTCCGTACAGCGTTACGAAAGTGCTTCCTTTGACGAACTCAATTTTGTCATTGGAATTTATTTCCGCTTGCCAAATATCTCCACCACTATCAATGAATCTGAAATCCGCATAGGTAACGCCTTCAATATTACCGGGAAAGAAGCCCATCAATGAATATTTTCTGAAAGTGTCGGTATTGATCAACTGTACCGCCCGCCCAGCGTCATAAGCAGCCTTGATCTCTGCAAATTTGTGGGACACCACCCATCCATTGTCACCCATCGAGACAGTTACATCAAATCTGTTTGGCATATCCACCGTTTCCGTCTCCTTGATTTTGCCGGATTCATCAACGGATTTGACCTTGACGATTTGCCCGATTTGTGCAGTGGCAGGGGAAGGGAGAGCATCAATCCCAAGATTCTTCTGCATCAGAGCTTTTTCTTCATCTGTAAGCTTATTGATTGCATAATCTGTTGCAAGTAAAGGTCTGCCATATTGCCATTGCATTCCATCTTTCGTAGGGATGTATACAGGAACTTCATATGAGTCAGGAGCATCTTCCGGCGCTATGTCAGAAAGACGTATACTATTAATCCCAAAATGTCCATTATCGTACTGGATAATGCTAAGCTCTCCAAATCCAATGTTTGAAAATATTGGATTACCGTATCCTCCGCCAGTTTCAAGTGGTGTTGATAATCGATATATGTAACCGTAATAATGTCCAATCACATCTTTCCCATTATTATTGGCTGTGATTATCTCTTCGACGGTTTTGTCGCACGTTATCCATCCATCTTCACCGTCATCAAATGTACAAACAAACGTACCAGATTTTGCAGCTTTCCATTTCGTCGGCTTGCTGTCTTCATCCACTTCCTCGACGGTCAGCACCTCACCAACCTGTGCCACCTGCGGTGCGTCGATCTTCTTATCAATCGCATCCCCCGCCGCTTTTGCGTCCGCTGCCTGCCCGGATTTGGTCAATGTGGTGTCGATAACGGTCGCAACGGGAATATTCGGTTTGTTGCTCAAGTCATGGTACGAGCCGGAGAAGTTGGACGTACCTGCACCGATGTTGGTACGGGCCTGTTTCTTTTGCTTCTCCGTCAACTCCTGCTCAACAAACTTCACTGCGTCCTTATCTTTTGCATTCGCAAGCGCATCGTACACAGCTTTTGCAGAAGGATAATTTTTCTCTGAGTCGTCTCCAGTCCCAGTTGTCTCATCAATTGTCTGGACTTTTCTCCCCACAAGTTCCAATTTGTAAGAATTAATCTTTACACTGCCATCTTGTGCAATCGCAATACGCCAATTCTCCATACCAGCCATAGAGCTGCTGAATACAAAAACATTTTTTAGATCCTCACCAAAATACATTCTTGCAAACGTAGAATACGGATACATACCCGAAGCCCACTTCGCATAGACAGCGTGTGTATATCTCAAAGGATTGATCTCATCATATGTCATATCCGCATGAAGAACACCATCTGCATCTTCCGTAATATTAACAACGACCAATTCTTTTTCAACATCTACCGCTTCCGTTTCTTTAATTTCTCCGTTCTCATCGACTTCTTTAACCCGAATTAAGTCTCCAACCTTTGCCGTGCTCGGAGCTGCTAAAAAACGAACGGGAGATGGATAAACCGTAGTCCCGCCATTCCACAGATTATTGATAATATCCAATATCTGCTCATATATCTTCGGATCCGGTTCATCATATTCATCCGTGATTACATCGTCCGCAGATTTGCAAACAGGGATACATAAAAGCTCTGTAGACAAATCCTCTCCGGCTTTAACACCGATTAGAATTCGCCCTTCTTTCGGCAATTCAGGAACATTGCACGTATCCCCATCGAAAATTTCAGAGCCATATTCACCGTCTTCGTAGGCAAACACAGCCATTTTTGTACGAACATTGTCCCAACTTTCATCGAATTGGAACTGAATCGTATAGTCCTTGTTATGCGAAACGAAATGATTTACGCCGCCGATTCTGCGTAAAATCTTATTCCGCACTTGTACAATCATTTCACTCACTTGTTACCTCCGTAATCGTCAACGTTTTAGTCGCTTCGTCATACGTAATCGTCGGATACGCACTTGCTTTACTATCCAGTATCGTAGAAATTTCTTCGATAATTCCCTTTTGCGTAGATACAATGTTCGGAATGGTATCATCCAAAGACACCATTCCGGCCCCATTATGATACCCCTCAACAATAGGAGTAGATGTCGAATACACGCCGTCAATGTATTGCTTATATGCACCTTTGTTAGGCATCGTTCCTGTGACTTTCCCCGTTGAAATGTACGCTGTCTTCCCCGACAAGATTTCACCAGAAACTGCCGTAGCGTCCGACGTATCCGTTCCCGTACTTCCAGTAGAAATCGTATCTATCGCTGCCGGAAGTCCAGACAAATTAGACGCAGCAGTTCCCGACTTGCCCGTGATTTTCGCATTACACTGCGTCAAAATAGTATTAAGCGACGTAAACCACGACGTAATTTTTTCTGCTACAGACATTAAGAACCTCCAATCAGCGTATCCATATTTGCCGCCGCCGCATTAAAGTCCCCCAATACCTCTGCCACATAATCGTATACTGCTTTCCCGGATACCGCATTGGTTCCAGTAGAAACAACAGACGTATCTACCGTTACGGAAGCATCGCCCCAAACAAGAGTTACAACACTTCCTGTAACAGAAGCCTTTAACACTTTTCCATCTGCTGCCCCGGCAGGAAGACTTATTTTCCCAGTCTCCAATGCACGTAAAGCCGCAGCAATCTTTGTCATGTTGCTATCGGTTTCGCCAGCCAATGCCAAACGAAATTGCTTCACATTTGCGTCTGTGGATTCCGGGAACAACGTCAAATTGTAATATTGTGTCGTACTCATGAGCCACCTCCGTATTTCGCCCGGAACGTTTGTGTATCCAAATCGGCAAGAGAAGTCGTATCAAAGTAGGCAATCTGATATTCGTCGAATAGAATATCCTCCAATGGGATGAATCCATCTACGACGAATTTCTGTGTAAGAATATTGTGGTCGATGCCGCGCATGATATAGTCCTGACTAATACCAGTGACTGTGGCGGCACATTCTCTGCCTATTGTAATAACCCCATTGCTTCTCGTGGACAATATAACGCTTGTCTCATTGTAAGCCTTAATCGCCATATCAGCCCTCCAATACGATGCGCCCCTTGCCATATTTTGTTGTGTTACTACCGGAGGTGACGTAAGGAACGTATGAGAGACAGCAATCACCAAGATTCGCAGTAAGATTGCTTGCTATTTCTATTTTCATTCTATTAGCAATGCCAGACACCGCAGTTCCTGTAACAGAAAACGCTTCAACATTCGTTCCATAATAATAAAATCTGCACCCATATGCGGTCGCTTTCGATAAATCCACCGCCGCGTTATCGGTGTCATAACAATCAATGTATAAAACCTTGTAAGACCCGGCGATCATACCAATGTCTTCAAGACAGTGAATCTGCGAATACGCATCCACCATTATACCTCGCTTTCTTTTCCATCCTCCACGATTGTGATCAAAACCTCAATAGAAGCAAGATCCGCAGGAGATAAAGAAATACCGCACCCGGCAAGCACCGAATACGGTATTTCAATATTATCAAAATTCCATTCGACTTCGCTCTCGTGGAGCTGTTCCAATTCGTCAGAAATCTGCGCCGCTTTGTCTGTAGGATCGTCGCCCGGTGGGAACACAATTTTTCCTTCGTCGTTCACTTCCCCGCCGTATTTTGCAATGATCTTTCGTTCCTCGTCCGCGAGAAACCGCATAGCGTCCGCGATTTCATTATTCATGCGGTAAATCGTCCGCATTGTCTTGAGCTGCGAGATGGGGAGCTTTGCCGTTTGAAGAATAGAAAGCCCCTCCCGCGCCCGGATTAAATCCATGTATTCCATTATATCTCCTTTTATCACAAGTCATCTTCTGTAAGTACTCGTTTTCCATTAACGTACAGTTGCTTACTTATATTTAAGTATTTTCCAGCGCTTGTATTCAAGGTTAAGTACTTGCTACTATTTCCTATTACATCCATCCATTGCTCATTGCTTGCTCTTACATTGACCCAAAAAGATATTCTATCTGTTGCGCTCGCAATATCCAATCCTTCGGGTCCGCCCGAAACAAATCCGCAAGCTGATGTTGCATTAGTTGCGCTATCTTCATACTCAAAGTCTATGGCTTTAGCAATGAATAAACTAGAGTAAATACCATATGTCTCGCTGACGCCCATTCTTCTGTCACATGATAAATATGACTCTCGTGCCAGCATTTTTGCCCCATTGGAAAATTCAATCGATTGGCAAAGCACTTCTCCGGAAGATTTTACCCGGAACCCCGGCGTCTTTACCGTAGACGTAGTATAAGACCCCGACGAATTATACGTTTTTACATCGGTACTCACTGCTCCCAAAGAAATACCATTCGTACCAATATAGACACCATTGTTCGTATTGTTTTCAAGAGAACTCTTTCCACTATACAAAGAACTGCTCGTGATCGTAAACCCACCAATACTGCCGCTCGTAGCCGTAATATTGCCGCTCATTACAATATTTCCGTCCGCATCCAGATAGAAATTTTTCGTTCCGTTCTTCGTAATACTAATGCCAGAAGCAGCATCCAGAGTGATCACATTCACGCCTTTCGTCATCTGAATGGATCCATTCGTCATGGACATACCGCTGTCTGTAAGGTTAAAAGAAAAACTGCCGTTACTCTTTTTAATATTGATATTGAACTTTATCCAAAAATTCGCTTTATAGTTGGAACTGTCTGCCACCGCGACAAGCATATCGTTTTTTTTATAGTACGTATATGCTGTTCCGGGTTCATACGGAGCTTGATACGTAGCCGTCGAATTTTCCTGCACCGTTCCAACGCCCTCGTACAGCCAAATATCGTCTTTTTTAAATCCTCCAATCGGAGCTGTTGTATAAATCGTTTTCTTCCCATCGATAGAATCCCAAATACCGCTTGGAACACCGTCAATGGATTTCCATAAAAAAGACATCGTTCCGCCGGAAGTCACTCTCGTGTACCGATAAGAGGATTCCTCTGCCGTATTAAACCAAATATCCCCCTCTCGTTTTACGCAATCTTCGTATTCTGCACTGGATTCTGTAATCCCCGTGACTTCACTATACGGCATTGTGGACTGATAAAAGCTGTCAATCTTACCATCATACTGCCCGGAAATCTCTACGGAAACTTCATCCACCAACTTCTGAATGTATTCGCCAATAGCAACGTTTTCTTCGTTGCCGCCAGCATCCTTTACAACAAAAGATAATCCGTTCTCATCCATACGGAACGTCTGATTTTCATTTGTAATAACCAAATTCTCTCCGGCAAGTAGCTTGCCAACGACTGCTTCTGCTACGATACCATACTTCGTACTACCGCCATCCAATGTAATCTTGCCAATTGCTGTCTTAATGGTGTTCCATCCATCATCTGTAAAGGCAAGCAAATTGTTGATAATCTTGAATTGCTCATTCTCATATGTTGCCCCGCCGTCAGAAGATCTCCTGAATGTCATACCAGAAGAATCCCAAACAATGTTCTGGTCTGCCGCTGAAATAATGGACTTTGCCGCTACATTAAAAGCATTTGTGATTAACTTTGTAATTTCAGACTTGTAATTACGACTGAAGTCTACAATAGAATTCCAATTCGCATTTACTTGCCCAGAAGTAGAATTGGCAGAAGAAATCATTTCCTCATATGTGAATCCTGCATCGTCCAGTCGGAAGCGATTACCAAATGACAGAGAAAAATCCTCCAAATCGTCGTAGGAGAATGTCATTTCCAGTAGAATCGGATAATACCAAAAGTCCTCCGCGCGTTCAACTGTAACCATACATCCGAGATTCAAGTCTTTTGTAAAGGCTTCAAACTCTGGAATGTGGATAAAAGCATCCGCGTCAACGTTAAACGTAAACGATGGTTGACTAAGCCGCCCAGCCACAATCTTTGCTTCATCGTACAGATCCTGTTTCATATCTTGAATCTGTTCCGCTGTCATTTCATCTGTAACGATATAGCTGTTATTGGAATACGAACCTTCTCGGATAAATGCAGAAAGAACTTTCAATTCATCTTGTGTAAAATTGTTCTTCATAGAGCAAGCAGAGTTGATAGCTTTCATGCTATTAAGAACCGTATCTATCTCCGCTTGTTTTGCTTCAATTTCTGCTTTTTTATTTGCAATCTGCGTGATGTAATTGCTGATAGCTGCGAGAATTTCAGAATAGTCATAGCCACCCTCAATTCTCACGCTCATCAAATTATCTTGCTCTGCCTTTTGTCCTTCAAGCGTTTTTAATTCCGATTGAAGCGTAGTAAGCTCAACCCGCTTGCCCCGCAGAGTAGTTGCCAGATTTGCATACTCTGTCCTTTTGGATTCTACAAGCGTATCATAAGCATTCACCTTAGCAACAAGGTCACTGCTCATCCACTCTGTATTTGCCCAAAAAGACAGATTGAGAATATAGTTCGTACCAATCGGATTCACTTCTCGAATGTCAATGTCTTGCCCGGAGACAAAAATCTTCGTTTTAATATCGTCCGCATCTTCATTGACTTCGATTGACTTTACCAAATTGTCGAACGACAGGTAAATCTGCGTCTTGTTTGTGTCTGTTTCCAATAGAGAAGAAATCGCGTCCGCCCGGATTGTCCGATTCAGAAAATCGAATGTGAAAATACACTGGTACTGTTCTTCCGCCACAGAGTACAATACATCAAGAAGCGTCTGCCCGGAAACATCCAGTGTTCGATACTTTGCTTCAAGCGCACTGTCGATCACATCTACAGACCACCCCGGCGCAAGAGACAATACATACCCCATAAACGTAGTAGGATTCCCATCCGCGTCAAAGTTTCCCGTGGAGTCATAAAACTTGTATGTTCCGTTCAGATAGTCCACAATCTTAAAGGACAACTCATACTGACAGGACTTCGCGTTCACCGTCTTCTGCCCAACGTAATCCACGCCGGCCTGCTTGCCGGATACATTGTCACTCACCGAGTCGATAATAAAATAGCCAATCCCGGAAAGAAAAATCTGTCGGTTTGTAACCACCAAACCATAATCAGCATTTGCTGCGCTGTCCATTACAAAAGACAACTCCGATGTATCATTGTATCGGAGCGTACAGGACGTGTCGTGTACATGAAGCGCGGACAGGTGTGTTCCGTCGGGATTGCATAAAATAAATTCCGGCTTTTCGCTCCGCCGGAAAGAGTCAAATTTATATTGCATCGTCAAACTCCAATCCGCCGATACAGAGGACACTGAATCTCAATCTCGCCCGCCGCCGCAGAGAACGAGTACGCAAGCGAGTTCGCCCCGGGCAGCAGCGGAAGCCAATTCTTACTAAACACGCCAAGTCGGTTTATACCCGTAGAAGATACAATCGTCTTGCATAAACAGTCCACAGTCAATACTTCACTGCCGGATAACCCCGTAAAAGAAAAAACACGATTGTTGTCCGTCGCGTTTGAAATAGTTATGTCCCCGCCTGAAGACGGCATTGTAATTTTTACTACAGGATACACATAATCCATGTAGTCCCCATAATTCATGATCCGAATCGTGCCGGTTTTATTGCTGTTCGCGGTAGCAACAATCGGATTTCCCTCGCCAAAACAGGAATCGCATTCTCCAACTACAGAAACGCCATACGTTTCGTTGCCATGCTGAACCGTAGAAATCTCTGTAAAAATACAATTGAATTTTACCGTAGAAATATCCGGCTGAACAATACGAAGCTCTTTGTATGTTACGCTGCCGAGCCAACGCATTACAGCGCTGATTTCTGCTGCGTCCATCGGCTTTTCACGCATTAGTGTCATATGAATTTCGCATGGATCTATAGCTTCACGTCCCATGTAAGCGTATTTTAACCCACCCATCATGCAGCTTTTTTGAATCGTAATTTCCCCGCCGCCATTGACTTCCATACTGCCATTCTCATTTACAATATGAAGCCCGAATTGTTCAGAGGATATACCATTGTAAATACAATATTCGCCGATAAAAGCCAATTTACCACCACCTTTCTATAATAAAAGCCGGAGCTGTTACGCCCCGGCATTTTCTTTATTCTTTTTTACTGGTATCTGCTTTGCTTCTTGAATACGATTGGAAAGCTCGATACCTTTTTCTGGATCTATTCGACCAGTCGCAACTGCATCTTCTACATTTTTGAGAGCTTTTTGCTTCCAAATATCCAATTCGCTGAGATTTTCTTGAACCTCATTTTGCGACCCCGCCTTTGTTTCAGCAGTAGATGGTTCTTTTTGAAATTCAATTTCATGTGCCGGATAATTTCTAAAAGACAATATTTTTTGAATTGTGTCCAATGAATCGCAGATGTGTTTCAGCATTTTAAATAACTTACAAATAAGACATATCGTCACTGCGAAAATAACAATTCCTAAAATCGCTCCTATAACAATTTCCGCTGGAATATAAGTTTCAACAAACAAAAAAGCAACCGATGGAATAAGAATCACGAGTCCTAAAGTTACTCCCAGAACAATCTTATCTTCATTATCCATAACAAACCTCCTACTTGCTTTGCTTAATCACCAGTACATATTATACCAAACTTTCAGAGGTTTGTCAATGCTTTCCGACTAATAATGACATCTTTAATTTATATGGAATTCCCTTTGATCTTCGTCTTCACGCCACGGCGAGACAATCTGTCTTCCAATTGCTCCACAGTATAATCCGACGCTTTCTTCAACAACTTTTCAAGCTGCGGCATTGCTTCGCTGGTTACATTGTCCGCATGAAAATCAAATAGCTTCTCCACAACAATCGGTTCAACATCATGCCCATAAACAGCCCCTCTGCGAATAAGCCCCTTAGAAATCACCTTGACAGGATCGTTCGCCCGCCAAGACACCATCGAACTCGTGATCGTCTTTGCAAGTTCCATGTACTTTGCCAAAGTCTCTTGAGATCTCTTGGTAAGCACAGCCTCTCCCTTTTGAAGTACCGCCAACGTTTCATTCTGTTTGAGCGTCCCACTGCCAACGATACCGCCTTTATGATAGAATCGAACGCCATCTAAGTACCAAACACCTTTTGCAGCATTATACGTTAAAGCCTGTCTGCCCAGCGTCCGGTTCAAACTTTCGGCGATTTCTTGATTCATCTGTGCATATAGATCCTTTTGGTATTGAGAAGTCGCATTGTGCCATGCTTTAGAATTGGCTTGCATCTGGGATTTTGCCGCGTTAATGAGCTGATCTTCGTCTTTGTTTTTACCAGCCCCGCCGTTGTACGTCTCGTTTTCAAGTCTATCTTTTTCGGAGCTATTG